TCAGCCCGCCTTCAGCCCCTCCTGCCAGAAGGGGCTGTCTGCGGCCTGATCCCACTCGCGGTCCGTGAAGCGGCTGGTTCGGGCCATGGTCTCCAGAGCCACGGCGGCACCCGCGAGCGCACGGCGGGCGTCGGCGGCGAGCTTCACCCGCCACTCCGGGACCTCCACCGCGTGGACACGCCGGTCAAGCTGGCGCAGGGCGCGGTCGGCGTTCGGGTACGGGCGGTGCGTCACGGTGTCCTCCTCGGGGTGCCCCCGTCGACGGGGGAGGCGACGGGGGCACTGCCAGTGTGGCAGGGCAGGCGGGGGCGGGGTGGGCGATTCGGCACCCGGAGTAGTCCAAGGCGCGGCCACCGTTCGCTCGCCCCAGGATCGGACCGTGGAGTACCCTATCCGCCCCGCCCTCGCCCAAGCCGTCCCCGTCATCCCCCACGGGCCGGACTGGTGGTACGAGCCCAAATTCGACGGGCACCGCACCATCCTCCGGCGCACCGAGGACACGGTCATCCTCTACGCCAGGTCAGGCCGGATCGTCACCAGCCACTGGATGGACCTCGCCGTCGCCGGAATGGGGCTCCCGCCAGGGACCACGCTGGATGGTGAGGCGGTCATCTGGCGGGGCGGGAAGATTGACTTCGGGGCAGCCCAATCCAGGGCCGCATCCTCCGTCACCCGGGCCCGTGCGCTCGCCGCACATCACCCCGCCTCCTACGCCGCCTGGGACGTGCTGGAGCACCCCCAGCTCGGACAGACCACACAGCTCCCCTATACGGAGAGACGCGCAGCCCTCCTCGACCTGCTCCACGACATCCCGCCCCCGATTCAATCCGTACCCGCCACCGACGACCGGGCGGTGGCCGTCGCCTGGTACGAGGGACTTCAGGAGCAGGGCATCGAAGGAATCGTCTGTAAGAAGGGGTCGGCCAGCTATCCCGCCGGCCGCCGAAACTGGATCAAGGTGAGGCACGCCGAGACTGAGGACGCGCTCGTCGTCGGCTACCTCGGGCCCCGGCGCCGGCCACACCGGCTCGCACTCGCCATCGGAGACGAAGGCGGACCCATCCGGCTGTCCGCACGGCTCGACCCCGTACTCGCCGGCCGGATCGCCGACGCGCTCACCGCGGCCGAGGTCGTGGGCGAGCGGCGGGCCGAAGGAGAGACGTACACGCGGGTCGACACCGACCTCGCCGTCGAGGTACTCGCCGGGTCCGGCAGGCACGGGACGCTCACCGTCACCCGCATGCGGTAGCCCCAGGCCGGGCGCACCCTGGATGTATGGCCGCGCCCATCGTCATACACCGCCCCTCCCCCACCGGCGGCCGGCGAGTCACCATCCAAGGACAGATCGCCGGGCTTGCGTACAACGACGCCGACGTCGTCGAGTTCCTCCGCCGCGCCGGGCTCCCCGACGCCGACGACCTCCTCGACCAGGGCGACTGGGTCGAATGGCGAGGCGGCAGAGCGCACGAGTACCAGGCAGCGTGAATCCGATCGAAGACCCCACGAGTAGCACCAGCGCCTGAAACTCTGGCTGGCATGACTCCCAAACCGCACATCATCACCGGCTTCAGCGCCGCACCCGACGGGTGGCGCGCAGCATTCAAATGGCCCGACGTGAAGGAGATCATCGTTGTCCCCATCGTCGGCTGGGCCACCCGCACCGAAGGGGTACGCAGGACTGAAGCTGGCCACTTCGAGGTCGAGCCGGTCATCCTCTTCGACAACGTCGGCGAACCACTGATCACCACAGTCGCGGACAGCCTGCACGACTGGGCCGACGGTGAAGAACTCCACCAGATCATCGCCCCCGGATTCGACGTCCGTGAGGTGCCCGACGGCTGGAAGGTCCGCGAGTACCCAGACTGAGCTGCTTCTGACCTGCAACGAGACAGAGCAGGGGGAGTGTTCAGCCGAACCCGTGCGACGGTGAAGGCATGGACAACCCGAAGCAGCGATACCCGCTATCCGTAGCCAACAGGCTGCGCTCCCACCCGTGCCCCGACTGCCGCAAGACGAGCTGGCCCCAGATCATCGACACGCCAGACCTCACCGCCCCCGACCTCGACCCAGACGTGCTCGTCGTCTGGGTCTGCCCGGACAACCTCTGCAACCAGCACGACGGCTTCTTCATCGAGACCCGCTAGCCGAGCCGGCGCCGCCGCTCCTGCGGGGATTCAGGAGCGGCAGCCGACCACTGTCAGACCCGGCAGAGATGATGAGCCTCATGCCGATCACCATGCAGAACTTTGCCCTCACCTGGACCGATGCCAGCGGGGTCCGCCGCGCGTCCGCAGTCTCCTACGACGAGAACAGCGCCAGCAGCCGGAAGGCCGAGCTCGAAGCCGGCGGGGCCACCGACGTGACCGTCGCGCCGATCCGGCCCGGAGAACTCCCCAAGCCCTGAACGCGGGCAGCCGCTTGGCCTCCCGTGGGGAGCCGGGAGGAGCGGCAGGCCCCGCCTGGAACGGGGGTCCAGACAGGCGGGGCCTGAGCAGATCCACACCCCGAGGGGTGGGGAGCTGCGAGAACAACGATGCACCCGATCCGGCCACGGGGATAGATGCGTGACCGGAAACGGTTGATCAGTTCTCCGCGCTGTCCTTCATCATCTCGGCGATGTCGACGTCCCCGTTCTCGTCGAACCAGCCTTCCTTGTCGGCACCCGAGACCACGACGAGCATTGCGTAGTCGTCTTCCTTGACGTCCTTGCACACGTCCGGCTTCCCGGTGGCGTGCTCGGAGCGTTCCGTCAGCTCCTTACGGCAGGCTCCCACGGTCTCGTCGTAGCTGGCCCCGCACGCGGTGAGGCCGAGAACGGCAATGGCGGTGGCTGCGAGAGCAGTGGCAATGCGGATCTTCATGAGTCCCCTGCGAGATACGGAAACGACCGACAATGTCGCCAAAGAGTGCCTCAGCGGCGTCGACATGCGCAGCGTTTCGCTCACCCTTCTCGGAAGCGGGCAACCGGAAGCCGTCCCAGGGGGAGCCGTACTGCTCTTCAACCCCGAGCAACACCGCTGGCGGGCGTTCTCGGTAGGCCCTGAACACCGCCGCGCCGCCCAGACCCTCCGCTGTATTGCAGCTGGTGCAGAGCAGGCCGCGGATGAGTCCGCTGTCGTGACAGTGGTCCACGAGCAGGCGTTCAGGGGAAGCGCTGCACACAGCACACGCCCCGGCCTGCCAGAGGCGAATGGCGGCGGTCCAGGTCAAGTGCGCGGGGGTAGGCGTGCTCGGCACCTCCCAGCGGTGACACGCAGGGATGCCTGCGTGCTCGAGCTTCTCAACTTCGGAGAATGAAGGCCGCCCCTTGAGCTTCGCGCCGAGCCAGCCCCGCTCAAGGGCCCCCCGCCGGCGGACTTCGGCGGCGGCCTCGGCGTAGCTCTGGCTCACAGGCCGATTCCTCTCATGGGGTTCTCTTCTCGAGCGTCGACCACGCGGATGTACTCGAGGACTTGCGGCGAGCCGTCAGCCCAGCGGCCCTGGGTCCGGATCGCCGATAGCGGCGCCTTGTTCTTGTATGCCTCGCCAGCGCCGCCAGCTCGGAAGCCGTGGGCCGTGTAGATCAGACCGTCGCCGGGGAGGACGCGCGCTGCTCGGCGTTGCACCATCTCGTTGATGGCGTCGCCGGACATCGTGTCGTGGGTGATCTGGTCCCACTGGTTGATCGCGCGCAGTAGGCGGCCGGCGATCACCCCTCGCTTCGCCAGGGCTTCCTTATAGGTGCGGACGACTCGGACCGGGTCGGTCTCGTTGTGGACCCCGCGGGGCACGATGACCTCGGCGCCGTCGCCTTCCTGGTCAGTCTTGGAGGATCGGATCAGGATAGTGAGGTCGCCTTCGTCGTCTTCCCTCACATCCTCGAGATGGAGTCTAGCGAGTTCGGAGCGGCGGGCCATCATGGTGAAGCCGAGGATGAGGATGGTGCGGTCACGCAGTCCCGCGAGTGTTGCCGGGTCGCAGTCGGCGATGAGGGCGCGGAGCTTGTCCAGGTTGATGGCAGGCGCCTTACGTTTCCGTGTGCCGGAGTCTGACCGCTGCTTCTTGTAGCCCTTGAGGATGCGCAGGGCGGGGGCGGTCTCTGGCTGGTCGCGGTATCCGGCCGCCTTGTGGGCGGCGCGAATGACGGCGATGGCCTGCTCGATGCTCGAGGGTGCGGGCGTTCGTCCGGTTCGGGCTGACGGTGTGATGGTGAGGTGGCGGACGTACTGCGCGAGCGTCTTGGGGGTCGCAGGTAGCGGCAGGCGACTCTCTGCCTTGCACCAACTGGCGAAGGTCTCCCATTGGCGACCGTAGGCGCGGCGGGTGTTGTCGGGGATGGAGTCTTCGATCGCTTGTTGGGCGTCGTCGGAGAGTTCGTGGTCTCGGTCGGTGTGGACTACTGGCTGCGGGCAGGAGTCCACGGTCACGAGTTCGGCGGTGATGGGCTCCTCTGGGGTCTGGGTCACCCACCAATCTTACCGCTGATAAGGAAGGTTATCCGGGGTTAGAGCATTCTCGAAGCCCAAGTCGCTTCAGCCGACGTTATGCGCTACCTCGCTCGGGCTGTCGTCCCATCGCGCTACCGTCTCCTCATGACGACCGCCACGCGCACGACCGTCGACTTGGTTCGCCTAACGCTCCGGGACGAGGAGATCACCCTCTCCCTTGCTCCCGGGATCGAGCTGCGCCTGATCATCGACGCCGCGCCGGACGGTCGGAGCTTCGACGTACTTACTCTGCCCCCGCCGCCGGAACTGCGGGTAGCGCTCGATCTGATCCCGACCACCAGCGACGCGGTCGCCCAGTGCGAGTCATGGGCGGCACGTGTTGGCGCACAGCTTGGCGCCGAAGCGGGCCCCCTGGGCACACTGGAAGAGTTTTCGCTGGAGGCCACCCTCGGCGGCAAGGGGCTTCCCTACAGTCGAGTATCGGTGCCGCGTCTCACCCTTACCCCGGGGCCGCCGCCCCGGCTGGACGAGGACGAACCGCTGCCCGGCGTCCGCGTCTTCACCGCGACAGCCCACACCGGCAGCGACGGCGGCAAGTACCTGCTGCACCGGCCCTGACCCGCCGGCCACAGCACGGCGCCCCGCCCTCGGATGAGAGCGGGGCGCAGGTGCGTTCGGTCAGGCGGCCTTGTTCTCCCACGGCCAGGTCGCGTCACGGCCCGACTCCAGGAGTGGGATCGTGCGGAACGCCTGGTCGGTCAGGCCGCCCATGGCGTGCCGGTTGCCGATTCCGGTCGGCATGGCCCCGGCCTTGTAGCCGGCCATGTTCCACATGTAGACGGGGACGTTCTTCGGGACGAGGTCGTCGATGCTTGTCTCCCGCATGCCGCCGTGACCCCACATGTTGGAGGGCAGCCAGCCGGGGCGGGTCTGTTCGTCGGTGACGACGACGATGCGGTCGTGGGCGAACCAGTGCTTCTTGACGGCGGTGGGGATGTCGGTGCCGTCGATCTGCCCGTACTCGCCGATGAGCCGAAGGACGCTGCCACCCTTGGGGACCTCGATCTTCTTGGAGTCGCCGCCGAACTCGACGAGGGTCGGCTTCTCGGCCCGGAGTGCAAGCGCGGACCCGAAGACGGCGGCCTGCTCGGCCAGGGTGATGTCCGACTGGTTCGGGGTCGAGAACATGAAGCCGGGGAACATCGACGGCGACCGGTCCACCAGGATCAGCGTGCTGCCCTTGAGCCGCGGCACGTTGGCCAGGGAGTGGCCGAGGGCCTGCTCCAGGGCGTGACCCCAGCGCAGGGACGGGGCGTGCTTGTAGGCCGCCCACCAGCGGAACGGGAACATGCGGGATCGGGCGACCTGCTCCGGGTCGGCGAACCGGGCGCAGACCTGTGCGGCGACCGCGTCGGAGACACCAGCCTCGTCGAAGTTCCTCAAGTTCCGGGCCAGGGCCATCAAGCCCATCGACGGGATGACCGCCTCCCACGCCGCAGCATCCATGGGGCCCTGGAGCCAGCCGGCCAGCGCCTCCCACGTCATGCCAGCTTCGCGGATGACGGTCAGGCCGATCGAATTGTTGAGCAGTGCGCGCCGCTGCTCGACCGGGTGCGCCATGAGTTCGGCGCGGTTGCGCAGCATCTCTAGCCGCTCGGGGGTTTCCTCGTCGCGCTTCATCCTGCGGTCGAGGGCGTGCTTGAACAGGTCCCCCTGCCACGCCTTGTCGGCGGCCGGTGAGGGGTGGACGAGGTTGAGGACGTCGCCGAACCGGTAGCCCTTGGAGTCGGTGTCGTACTTGAGGAGCGACCGCTCGGTGTAGAGGCGCTGCACGGCATCCGCGACACCGCGCTTCACCGGCTTCGGCAGCTTCCGCCCGTACTTCGACGTCCAGTAGCCCAGGAACTCGCCCGGCTCGTCGGCCCGCTGGAGGACGGAGTCGATGACCTGCCGGGAGTGGCCGGGGGCTTCCTGGAGGAGTCGTTCGGCGGTGAACTCTGCGGCGCCGACCAGGGCCGCGGTGCGCATGTTCCCGTCGCTGCGCAGCCACTTGAGCAGGCCAGCGGTCCACTCGGGGTCGTCGATGGCGAGCTTGCGGACGAGCTGGGTGTACCGATCGTCGCGCTGGCCGCCCTTCTCGTAGAAGGTGTCCTGGCCGACGAAGTTGCTGACTGCCAGCAGGAACAGCTCGGACTTCGCGTCGCGGACGTGACCGGTGGCGCCTTCGTGGGTGAGGATGCGCTCCCCGGTCGTCTTCACGGGCGAGCTGACAGCCGGCCTGGTGCCGCGCTGATTGAAACGGGACATAAAAGAACCCCTCACGTGGAGGGGAGGTCCAGCAGTGGGGTGCCCGAGATCAAAGTCGGCTGCGGGCCTTGTGCCATTGCTCTACCAACTGAGCTACCGACGCTAGGCGCCGGGCGGGACTTGAACCCGCGACCCATGGATTAACTGTGAAGTATCCGCTGCCTGCGCACCGGGCACCCCCGATGCTGTGCCTCCCGAGATCAAGGACGGCCTGCGGCGGCACTTTTCCAAAGAAGTAGCCACGGGCCTGCGCACCGGGAGGTGCATGTGAAGTTGTGCAGCCACTGTAGCCCGAATGGCTGACAACGCCACGGCATTACCGGTCCGCCACGCCGCGCCGCGGCAGCCACCTCTCCCCCGCTGTTTGGTCACAACTCCGTCACCACCGGAACAAGAAGCTCCCCCGGGCGTAGTCGGGTGGCTACGGTCAGGCCTCCACGAACCGCACGTAGGGGGACACATGTCGTACCAGCACCCCGGCTGGGGGCAGCAGCCGTTCACACCCGAGCCGCCGAAGACTGGTGGGCCGAAGTGGGCGAAGAAGCGGGTCGTGATTCCGGCCGGGGCCGGGCTGTTCCTCGTCGGCATCATGCTCGGTGCCGCGGGAAGCGCGGACGTCGAGACCGCGGCCAGCGCCAAGCCTGCCCCGACGGTGACGAAGACGGTGACCGCCAAGCCCGTCGAGCCGACCGAGGACAAGGCCGACGACAAGCCGAAGGCCGAGAAGGCGAAGAAGGCTGAGGAGCCGAAGAAGGAAGCCGACGAGAAGGCGAAGGTCCCGGACTTCGTCGGCATGGGCCTCCAGTTCGCACAGGACGCCGCCCAGGAGAAGGGCTTCTACTCGCTGAAGTCCCACGACAGCACCGGACGCGACCGCATGCAGGCGTTCGACCGGAACTGGAAGGTCTGCTCCCAGAACATCAAGGCCGGGAAGACGAGCTCCACCGACACCACCCTCGACTTCGGTGCGGTGAAGCTGGAAGAGAAGTGCCCGGCCAGCGACAAGAAAGCACCCGAAGCTGCGGGCGGGAAGATGCCCAACCTGGTCGGGGAGTCCGTGAACGCGGCGAGGGGCGCCCTAGCCTCCGGCACGTCGATCACCGTGACTGATGCGTCCGAGGACCGGATGGTGCTGATGGAGTCCAACTGGAAGGTGTGCACACAGAAGCCGGCTGCCGGTGCCGCGCTGAACGGGCAGCCGGTTGAGTTCACCGCGGTGAAGTTCGAGGAGAACTGCTGATGGCTGTCCGGATCGCCGGGGCATGAAGAAGGCCCCCTCCCGTGAGGGAGGGGGCTGTTCACTGTTCGGCCGGCGGCAGGTCGGGCTCGAGGAAGAGGTCCTCGTACTGGGGGGTCGGTTGTTCTTCGGCGAGGCCGAGGTCGATGAGCGTCGCGAGGTCCCCGGCGCCTTCGTCGATGCGGCGCTCAACGGGGCGCGGCGGTGTGTCTGCCACGGTCACACTCCAGTTCGGTTGTAGTCGGCGACACGATCCGGCGGGGCTGGGGGCTCAATCCCGTGGCTGCGCATCTGCGAGGTCAGCTCGGACACGTACCAGGCGAACGAGCGGACCAAGGACTTCAGGGACCGGGTTTCGTCACGCATCTCCCTGATCTCGCCCTGCATGTCGTCCCGGATCGCCTGGAAAGCCGCTAGGTCTGCGGCCCTTTGATTCGGCTCGGCCTGCGCGAGTGAGGCAGCCCGCGTCGCATCAGCTGTCGCCCTCGATGCGGCCCGCGTCGCCTTCGCCGCGAAAACAGCAGCCAGAACCGTCCCCGCCATGCCGAACACGGCTACCCAGATGTTCACGACGGCGCCTTGCCTTTCCTGGCGCGCCGCGGAGCTGGGGGGACCGAATGCTCGGGCACCGTGGCCGCCCACAAGATGACCCCGACGTGCGAGGTGAGGTACCAGATTGCGACGAACCCGCCGCGGGAGTACTCGCCGCTCAGGGCGGCGGAGGTGTAGGCGGTTGCCCACACTGCGGGGGGAATGAGCGCGGCGATGAATCCGAACCGGTCTCGGCCGATACGGAGCCACGCGGATCCGAAGGTGACGAGACCGGCGATGATCCACAGCCAGGACCAGTGGCGGATCGAGCAGAGCTGGGTGAGAAGCCGAAGTCCTTCAGCGCTCGGCGGGTTCACGAGGAACGAGACGCCCCAGCAGGTCTTCCCTACACCGGCGATCAGAAGGAAGATGCCGCGGCGTCCCAGCCTTCGGTGCAGCCACCGGGCCGCACGGCACGGCACCTAGCCGCCTACGGTGGCGGGTGCCTTGACGGGGCTGGACAGTTCCAGCCCCGTCAAGGGCACGGGAGCGGTGACCTTCTCCCGGAGCCATAGTGCGAGGAGTGCGGCGACGGCGGCCATGACCTTGCCCTGCATGTCGGTGGACCAGTCGAGGCCGAAGCCGACGGCGAGCGCCATCCCGGACTGGGCGAATCCGAGAAGGGCGGCTGCCAGGGCTCCAGTCTTGAGGACGATCGCGGTGATGACGCCGACGACCGCGGCGGCGAAGAAGTTCACGAGCGTCTGCTGTGTCTCGGTGACGTCGAGGCCGAACGCGGTAAGGGCCTGGAAGCCCGCCGCGATGAAGCCGAGGACGTAGACCGGTTCTCTGCCGAAGATACGCATGTGGAGATCCGTTTCTGCGAAGCGAGTAGGAGTTGGGGTCAGCGCCAGACGAGGCCGTCGACCGTGCGGTGCGTGACCGTGGCGCCCACGCCGTCGGCGAGCGCCTCGACCTTGAGGTACTGGCCGGCAGGCAGCGCCCCGCGGCGGGAGACCTGCGTTCCGGTGTCGCCGCCGCGGACGTACACGTCCACCGGGAGGGCGGCGCTGCGGCGGCGGGTCTCGATGTCGACGTGGACGAACCGCATCTGGACGCGTCCGGCGTCGCCGGTGCCGGACAGGGTCGCGGAGACCCCCACGTCGTAGGTGCAGGGGCCGCGGAGGATCGCGGTGTCCTCGGCTGCCGGGAGCTCGGTCCACTCTCCGGCGGGAAGGTCGGGGCCACCGGCGACGGACTCGTGCAGGGTGGTGGGTGCGGGCATGGGGTCCTCCACAGGAACAACAGGGGCAGGCGCCGGGGGCTTGTCGTTCTTCGGCGGGGTTGTGGGTGCGTTGTCGCCCTTGGCGAGAGCGATGACTCGGGCGAAGTCCATGGAGCCGGGGTCGCCGTGGTCGTTCTCGGGCACGTGCTGGTGACCGCACCACCCCGTGAACTTCCGCCAGGCGGCCATCGACATGCGGGCCGGGCTCGCCCCGTAGGACGCCGGGGTCACCCCGGGCCGGCGTGCGTCCTTGCCGTAGGCCAGCCAGTCCTTCACGCAGGTCAGCGGCACCCGGTGATAGTCGTGCAGCCAGCGAACCAGCCACGCCACCTCGGCCAGCGCCCACTCGGGGGCGTCCGGCCAGTAGATGTAGTCGACTCCCGCCGTCTTACCGCCCCACGTCTTCGCGTTCTTCGCGTCGCAGGTGCCGACCAGCTCGATCTGAAAGGCGTTCGCCGTGTTCGTCTCGACACCGCCGAGCTTATTCATCAGGGCGCGCGCCGACTCGTCGACGTCGTAGTGCTGGTACCACCGGATCTTCTTGGCCTTGAAGTCCGGGAGCCCGGTGACGGTCGGGGCCTGCGCCCCGCCGCCGTAGGTGGGCACGGTGCGGCCCTCGGTGGTGTGGGCGACGCCGCAGTTCACTTCCATGGCCGAGCCGGAGTAGCGGCCCGTTCCGTAGAAGTACGCCTGCGAAGCGCCCGGGATCTTCTGCGGGCCGGTTCTGGCCATGCGGTTCTCCAGACGTGACAAAAGCCCCGGGCCGAAGGCGGCGCGGGGCAGTATGTGATGTGCGGGTCAGGGGGCGATCGCGTGCCACTGGATCTCGATACCGGCCCACGTGGCGTTGTTGCCGCCCACCGCGGCGTACACGAACGGCTTGAAGTTCGTGGTGGTGATGTCGATGGCGCGGGTGCTCCACCGTGCGGTCGAGGCGGCGCCGGAATGGATGTTGAGGAAGACCCGGGGGGCGACCGCGAACGCGGTGGGGAACGTGACCGTGGTCCCGCTGTACTGATCCAGGGTCGTGAACGACAGGTTGACCGTTCCGGACTGGGCGATCGACAGCTGCCGCCACACTGTGCCGTCGTAGATGTAGAGGCGGTTGACGTCCTGCAGCCAGGACGTCATGCCTTCGACCGGGGCGGCAGGGCCGGTGAGTGCGGTGGTGCGGGCCGACGCTGATGCGAACCGCAGCACGGATCGGCTGACGATGCCGTTTGCGAGGTTCTTCGCCAGAGTTTCAGCGTCCGGGGCGTCCGTCAGAGTCGTGACCGACACGCCCTGGCTGTAGTCATCAGTGGTGGCCACAGGCCCTCCTACAAGGTTGAGAAGCGGGCGTTGATCGTGATGAAGCTGATCGCCCCGGCGGGCAGGTTGGAGAAGCGGACAACACCCGACGACACGATCTCCAGCTGTCGGGCGGCGTTACCCGACGTGAAAGCGAGCGACATCTGCGTCGCCTGCGGCCTGTACCCAGCCGGAAGCGTGAAGACCGTGGACGACCCCGTCACCGAGGTGCCGCCGGTGGCGACCAGGCCCTCGATGGCCACGTCACCGTCGGGGTACCGGCGGTAGCGGGCAGTCTGAAAGCCGCCGCCACCCGCATAGTTGATCCACGGGGAGGCGAACGTTGGAGTCAGCCACCCGTCACCGCTCGCCCCAACCAGGCGGCCCCGGGCGAGCCACGCCCCGGACGATGCCTGGGCCAGCTCGATGAGGTCGCCGACCAGCGGCTGGTACGTATCGAGGCGCCGGGCGGTCACCCCACCAGCGATCACCGTGCCGTCGGATGCGACCGCGGTCACCACCGCGGTGTGCCAGTCACCGCCCCGCACGGTCGGGGCCTGCTCGCCGGCCTGTACCGATTGGCGGAGCATCTCGTCGGCGACCGCCTGGGCTGTCGATGACGTCATGCGTTCTCCTTCGCGCCGATCGTGGTGATCGGGAAGTCGCCGCCCGCGTTCAGGGGGACGGTGAAGGACTGCACCTGGTGAATCTCTCCGAGCCCGTCCGGGTGGATGACGCGGAGGACATCGCCCGGCTCCAGGGCCGCATTCGGCATGGCGGTAAAGCTGCCGCTGGCGTTCGGGGCGCGAAGTGCCGCCAGCTTCAGTTGGGCAGCAGCTCGGCACGCGCCGACCGTTGTCAGCGTCGACGACGAGTAGAACGCAACCCGGTGCCCATAAGGACCGCCCCAGTACGTAGGACTGCCAGGATCATCGTCCGTGACCAGGTACGACACGGGCACCCCAGCGGCCTCAGTGTTGTCACCCCGGGCAAGAACCCCGTTGACGACACCTGCCGAGGACATGCCGCGCTCACCCCGGATGTACACCCCGCCCTCACCGGCCTCGACCGACCACACCGGGTTGACCGCAGCAGCATCCGGCAGGGTCGCGATGACGAAGGTGCCGGATGCGTCCGCGTAGCACTCGGCGCCGGCCGCCGCCGCGATCTCCTGAACAGCAGCCCACGGATCACCCTCGATGTCCCAGGTTCGTGGACCGATGGACACGTCGGCGATCACCGGCAGGATCTGGGCGTCGGGCAGAGACCTCAGAATCAGGGCAGTGATCGCCACAATGACGGAGCCGGAAGCCCGCCACGGCTCCCTGAACCTGTCGTCCTGCAGCACAGCCTCCAGGCCGACACCGGTCAAGGTGACCGGCCCGGTGCCGACGTCGCCGCGGATCTCATCCAGGCGGAACAGGCCGACGGGCACGAGCTCTTGGGTGCCGTCGCCGTAGTCGATGCCGCGGGACACTCGCAGCCGGGCCCCGTACACCAGCAGCTCGTCCGCCGGATTGGTGGGGATGAGCGACAGGTCCGCCGAGGTGACCGTGCAGGTACGGCGGATTGCCGCCCCCCGGTCGACCGGCACGGACCCGCCAGTATGCGGCAGGTCCAGGACTTCGCCGTCCGTCTGGATCAGCTGGACCTGGGTGATGACCTGGTGAGGCTGTGGAAGCGTCTTCAAGAACCGGTCCGAGACGGGGTACATGTTCAGCCCCTCCTGTCGAGGAAGACGTCCTCCCACGTGGCGAACGTGCCCAGCAGGTCGCCCCAGGTTGCGAACTCGGTCAGGATGTCCTGCCACGTTCGGCCCGCAGATCCGTTCACTCCGACAGTGGTGGGCATGTCGACCTCGGTCAGCGGCAGCGTCCACTCCCGCCATGGCTCCATCGCCGGGCCGCCGACCCGCGCCTCTGTGGGCTGGCCGACGGACACGTACATGTCGTCGACGCCCATGCCGGGGGCCGCCTGCCACAACAGGGTGCGCCCCGACCCCAGCAGGGTGTGAAGTGCTTTCCGTTCGTCGTCGGAGCGGGTCCACACAACGAGGTCGCCCTCCAGGCCGCCCATCACATCGGAGAGGACGACCGGATTCTTCCTTCCGGCGATCCGGAAAACCCCACGTTCCACAGGCCGCTGCCAGTTCGGCGCCGACTTCACCATCACGATGGTGTTTCGCTGCGGAGCAGACGGGTCCTTCAGCCACGCCAAGTTGATGTCGGCGTGAGGAACCGTGACTGTCCCAGACAGTCGGGTCGCTGTGCCCCCCGTCACCGGGTCGACACACTCGACCCGGTAGTACACCGGGGCCAGCAGCGGGGCCTCGGCGTCCTCAAGCACCATCAGGTCCGAGGTCACTGCGACTGTGCCGTCGAGCAGCCCAGACGGGCCGCGCACCAGAGTCCGGGCCCCGTCAGCGGTCACCCGGTACACCCGAATCAGGTCCCCGATGTCCAGCTCCCGCAAGGTAACGGTGACGGACGCTGTTGCGGCCTGCGGCACCGCAGTGATCAGGGGTAGGGCCTGCCACAAGGCAACCCGGTCGAGGTTGACGACGCTGCTGGTTGCCGTCGCGGTCAACGTCAGCTCCACCGCAGCCTGCGTGGCCGAGGCCGGTGCAGTCTGGTCGGTGGACAGCAGCCACCATCCCGGGCCTGGCACAGCCGCCGCGCTAGTGGTGGTCAGTCCCAGATCCGTGTCGGCAGCGTCGTACCAGCGGATCCCTCGCGTCACGGTCCATCCGCCGGCGGTGACCGACTCGCCGAACTGGAGCCGGAACCCCAGGCCCCCGGTCCCCGACGGCAGCGGGAACTTCGTGGACCGGATTGTCGATGCTGTTGCGGTGCTCGATGACACGGTGAGGGAGTAGCTGCCGTCGAGAGCGACCGCACCCCACGGTGTCGACCGGGCGGTCGTTGCGATACCAGTGGTCTTCGTCCAGCCTGCGACACCGCCCTCGAATGAGGCGTCGGCATAGGGCAGCACCGATCCGGCCTGCATGGCTGGCGCAGCCGTGACAACGGCCTGCTCCACGCGCAGAACTTGTGCCGCTGTGGCGCTGTCCATGCCAGCGGCAAGGCGGCAGGTGACTGCGCCGACGGGCGCTACTGCCGAGACGCGCTGCCGGTGGTAGCCGGTGCTCGCGGGTGCGAGCGTTGACCGTACCGTCGACACGAGGCTGCTGGCCGCGTTGTAGAACCGCAGCTCGATCCATGCGGTCGAACCCGTGGTGGGGGGTGCCAGGTATGCGTAGCCGAGGTACTCCACCCCCTCGGTGACGGCAGGGTTCTCCACCGATGCGGCCGACGCGGTACCCGATCCGGTAGCGGTGACGGTTAGCACATGGGCACCGGCCCAGTACCAGTCGACCGGCCACGCGACCATCGGGGCCAGGCGGCCCACGGTGGTGTTCGTTCCGGCAGTCCACGCCGTGGTGTCGATCTCCGGAGTTTCCGTGGCGAAGCTGAACAGGTTCCCCGTGGTCCTGATGGGCGCCCCGAGGTAGACGTTCTCCCAGTAGTGGGAGACCGCGGCCCCTGCGGGCGTGGCGGACAGGACGATCCGCACCCGAACAGCTCCCGCCGGGGCGACTCCGGCGACCCCGACGCGGTGCCAGGATGAGGATGCGGATGCAGTAGTCATCGACCACAGCACCGCCCCGACCGGTGTGTACGTGGCGTCCAGCCACTCCAGGCCGATCCGCTCAGCCTCTGTCGAAGATGAGGCGTCCGCGAAGACCTGGTAGGTCTGGCCGGCGGTCACCGGATAGCCGGTGACCGTCTCGGCCTGCGTCTCCCCGGCGGCAACCGACTTCACCGAGAGGCTTTTCGACCCGTTGCGGCCCCCGGTGCCGGAGAGGAGGGTGCAGTTGAGTCGCACCCTCCACCCGGTGAACGTCGGGTCCATTGACTCGGTGGCCGCACTGAGCATGTTCCCGGGAATCGGCATCAGGGCCTCCTTCCCGCGCGCAGTGTCTGCGTCAGCTCTCCGAAGCGCCCGTCCACCACCTGTGCGGCCTCACCGCGAACCCGGCCGAGGAACTCGCCGCTATCGAGGTACAGGTCGCCTTCGAACCGGGACGGGCCACCGGCACTGCCGCGGCTGAGCGCGTTGGCCTGCTGGGTGGTGAACACGGGCTCGGGCCGGCCGGTGCCGTTGTAGGCGAGGTTCAACCCGGGCTGGAGGTAGCCGCCCTGGTCGTAGGTGCCCTTGTAGGCGTACTGGTGCGTGAACAGAGAGTCCTTGTAGGAGCGGGCCTTGGACCCGATGACGACACCGTCGCCGCCCCTGCTCTCCACGTTGACGCCGTTGATGGTGCCCGCCGTGTGACCGACACCCGCGTTCGTGATGCCGATCATGTACGGCGATTTGCCGCCCAGCTGCCAGCCGGACGGGGCCGTCTTCCCGGAGAAGCTGCCGGTGGCCCAGCGGCGGTGCGGCTTCTGACCGCGGATCACGGACTCGATGGCGCTGACCAGGCCGGAGCAGTCCCAGCTGGGGTTGCCGTTGCCGCCCCACTGGTACGGCAGCCCGTTCTGGGTGCGCGCCCACTTGAGACCGGCTTTGAAGCCGCCTCCGCCGATCCCGGCCGCCTCCATCTTGCTGTCGGCTTTGCCGCCGAAGTCGAGAATGCTGCTGATCATCTTCTTCGGGATGCCGGAGATCATGTCCCGATACAGGGACTTCGACCCGGCAATCTTGTTGAGCAGCGGCTTGACGACCTTGTTCAGCCCAGCCTGCGCGGACGCCTTGATCCCGTCCTTCAACCAGCCAGCCCCAGCCTTCGCCAGGTCCACGGTCTTCCCCGCGGCGCCTTTCACCCAGTCGAAGATCCCGCCCTTCGCGAACCCCTGGAACGGAGACAACGGCTTCCCGCGCATCGCTGCGGCGTTCACCGCGTGCAGACGTGCCCGCTCATACGGATCCCGCATCGCCTCCGACACGTACACGCCCTCGCCGCGGCGCATGGGGACGAGCTGGTCGTCGCCCTGCCGGAACGTTGACTGGCCCGGCAGCACGCCGCCTCGGGCGAAGCCGGTGAACTTGTCCAGCTTCGGGGCTCCGAATGCTCCGGCAACCGTGTTCCAGACGCCCCGAATCCCCTTGTTGTAGACCTGGTCGATGATGAACGTGACCGGCTTCTTCGCGATCCCGGCCAACTTCGACCACTGCTCGTCGATGTAGTTCTTCGTGCTGCGGAAGGAGTCACCGATCGCCTTGAGCCCCTTCTTGATCAGCTCGAACTGAGGCTTCAACGCTGTGTTCCACAGCCACTTGCCCCTGTCGCCGATCCACCCGAAGACCGGGCTGATGACGTTCTTCCACAGAGACCGGGCACCATCGCCGACAGCCTTCATGTCAGCCTTGAACGCGTTGAAGGCAGGCTTGACCGCGTTGTTCCACAGCCATCTCGCCTTGTCGCCGATCCACCCGAACACGGGTGACAGGACGTTCTTCCACAGCCAGGTGGCATCCTTCGCGATCTGCTTGAACGCAGGCCCGATCGCGTTCTTCCATAGCCACCCGGCAATGGCACCAAGCACCTTGATCGCGGCAACGATCGGAAAAATCACTGCCACAACAACGATCGTGAACAGCACCTTCGCCGCGGTCCAGATGAACTTGAACACCGGGCTGAGTACGTTGCTCCACAACCATGTCGCCCACCGGCCGATGGTCTGCAGGCCCGCCCAGATCGCGGAGAAGACAGGCTTGAGAACGTTGTTCCACGCCCACATTGCTGCAGTCTGGATGCCTGACCAGGCTGCGTTGACGATGTTCCGGAACGTCTCGAAGTTCTTGTAGGCGTAGACGACGGCCGCGACGAGCGCCACGACCGCGATGATGATCAGGGTGATGGGGTTCGCGGCCAAGACCAAGTTGAACGCGACCATCGCCAAGGTCCACAGCTTCGTCGCGATCCACACCGCGTAGAACAGCTGGATCAGCCACGGCAACTCGCGGGCAATCTCCGCGACAACGCTAGCCACAGCACCCAGGGCTTTCAGAACCGGGCCGGACAGCGGGGACACAGCCTTTGCCATCTGGTAGAAGGCGCTGCTGATGTCACCGACCGCCTTCGCCAGCACCGGACCCATACGCGACGAGTAGGCAAGGAACCCCTCGAACTTCTCGCTGCCCTTCAGGCTCGTGCCCCACGTTGCGAAACGGCCTGTGATCTCCTGCATCCGGCGGGAGATCGAGTCCATGTGCGGCAGGAACGCCTGGACGATGCCGCCCATCCCCTTAAAGATCCGCCCGAAGGAAGCACCCAGGCCGACGATCGCGGGCTCCACAGAGCCCGCCAGGTCCGCCTTGAACCCCTGCCACCACGGCGACTTGAAGCCGGCCGACACCCGGTCCTGCAGCTCCCCGATCGCGCGAGCAGCAGCAAGAACGAACGGCGTCAGACCGGGCAGGCTGTTCTTCAGCCCGATCAGTGCCCGAGTGAAGATCGGCATGACCTGCGGCTGCAGCGACTTCGACCATGACGTGAATGCCGTCCGCAACGAAGTGAACGCGCTGAACGTGTCCCTCGCCGCCGGCGTGAGCTTTGCCAGCTCGGCCTGGTACTTGGCCTGCGCGACGGCAGCCTGATCCACACCCCCGGCCGCAGACTGCGCGGCGGAGGCAACCTGACGCTGAGCAGACGCCACCGACTCCGCGGCGGACTGCTGGGCGGCGGCCAACGACTCCTGGGCACGCTGAACCGACCGCGCACCGTCCGCCTGTGTTGTGGCGACGTTGCGCTGCGACTCGGCGACCTTCTCCTGGGCCTCCGCAAGATCCTGCTGCGATCGGATGTTCTGCCGGGCCGCATCATCGCGGGCCTTCGCCAGAGCTTTCCCTTGGTCTGCGACGTCCTTCTCGGCGGCGGCGATACGCTCCTGCGCGGCTCGCACCGTGTCCGAACCCTCGACGCCGGCCCGGTCAGCTTTCCGCTTCTCGGCGGACAGAGCCTTCGTCTCAGCCTGCTGCTCCTTGAGCCGCTGCGTGGCCTGGTCGTAGGCGAGCTGGGCGCGCTGCTGCTCCAGCAGCGTCGCCTTCGAGCCGGCTGCCGACACTGCATCCAGTCGGGCACGGGCCTCCTGCACGTCAAGGACCGCGTCACGTTCCGACAGCTGGGCGTTCGCCACCCGATCAGCAAGCTCGGTGAGCTGCTGGGCAGCGTCCCGGCGGGCCTGCGTCAGATCCTGCTGAGCCTGCCGGGCGGTGCGCTGAGCATCCGCCAACGAGTCCTCGGCCCGCGCCACCGACTCAGCCGAGTCCCGCTGACGGTCCGCAGCCTGCTGTACCGCGTCGGCCAGCGACTGCTGGGCCTGGGTCACCTGCTGGGCGGCCCGCCGGTTCGCCTCCGACGCCGACCGGACAGCGTCCTCGACACCCTGCTGCGCCTGCGCGATCTGCCGGGCAGCGTTCCGATGCGCGGACGCCAGAGCCTGCTGGGCCCCGGCCATCTGCAGGGCCTTCGACGCACCCTGACCGGACGCCTGGGCGCCCTTGATCGTGGCGGCCGACGCCGCGTCCTGGGCGGCTTTCTGCGCCTGGAGGACCTGGGCAATGCTGATGATCGCCGGGACCGCGACGGCGGCCAGAGCGCCGACACCGACGCCAGCGGCGACCGCGGCAGAACCGATCGCACCGATACCCGCGGCGAGCACAGGGATCGCCGGTATGAGGGCCAGACCGCCGATCGCAACCGCCAAGTGAAGGATCGCTCCCACGGCACCGGTGGTGTTCACGTTGACCCTGGCGGTCTTTCCGTCGACAGCGGCGATCTGTGCCCGCACAGCGGTCAGCTCGGCGATGGCCCTTGCCGTGTCGGCCCGCACCTGCACGTTCGGGTGCCTTGCTCCGAGGCGGGTCAGCTCGGCCTCGATCAGCTTGATCTCGGCCTTCGCCGCCCCGGCTTCGATGTCAATGCCGATGCGCTTGTTCGCGAGGGTCTCCATACGGACCCGCAGCGCCTGGAGATCGGCGTCGGCCTCGGATGTGTTCGCATCGATCGTGATCTTCGGGAGGGAGCGGAAAGCCGCCTCCAAGCGCGTCTTCAACGCCCGGGAGAAGGCCCCGCCCGTCTCATCACCCTGCCGGACCGCCGACGCACGTGCCGCCGCACCGCCCTGGGTCACGCCCTGCCGCAGCGAACCACGGATCTCCGCAGTGATACGAGAAGCGATCTGCTGGCCGATCTGCTGCCCAATACGCAGGCCGATGTCACCGACCTGTCCCTGCATCGCCGGACCGAATGACCGGCCCGCGGCGTTGCCCGCATCCTCGCCCGCACGCGTCGCGGCGGGCACAAGTCCACGCTGGAGCTGCTGGTAGATGCCCCGGGTGTTCGGTATGACGTCGACTTCGACCGAACCGACACTGATCGCCACGGGAGCCTCCTCCCGCGCGTCAGGCCGCGCCGCCGTTGATCAGCTTGAAGAGAGTGTTCGCCTGCGCCTCGTTGATCTTGTCGCGCTTCTTCGGGCCACCCACACCCGGTCGGCGTATCGGCTCCGGCCGCTTGGGCTTCGGCCCCTTACCATCACTGTTCGCACGCACGAGGATGTACTGGACCTGCTGCAGCGCATCAGTGATCCCGGCAAGAAGCTGCTGGTCCACCGACCAACGACCCTCTTCCGGCCTTCCGGACTGCGCCTGCTCCTCGTACTCCTCCGGAGACAGTGCGTTCCGCAGGCCGGTCATCGTGGCAGACTCAGGTGGCAGATGCTGGATCAGCACCCGCAACTGCCGCCACGACATGTCCCCGCGGTGCACATCCAGCAGGTCCCGCTGGTAGTAGCGCCACAGGTCGGCTTCTACTGCCTCCGCATGCGCCTCGACGACCCGGAGGGTCCACGCGATTTCCCCAGGCTCTCACCACCGCGCCGGGCAGCCTCCGCCACGAACGCTTCGAACTCGTCGTTCGTCGGGTCGATCTCGAAGTACAGGTCCAGGTCGTCCGGGTGGACGACCTGCTCAGCGAAGAACGTGAAGTTCGCGTTGGAAAGCGCCGTCTGCCACGACTGCCTCCACGCCCCCGGCGGGACGATGCGGATCTCCTCGTCGGCGAGCATCGCCGTCACGAAGTGCCCCTCAGCCTCGATCTCCTGAGCCTCGGCAGGGGTCGCGTCGTCGAAGTCGTCCTCCCGCGGTGCCGGCGCGAGCTCGCGCGGAGTACGGGCGGGTCGGGCAGTGGTCTTTCGGGCGGTGGTGCGGCTGTTCGCGGCCATCGGCGCGGGCCTCCTCAAATCGTGGCGCGGGCAGAAGAATGAAGGGTGGGCGGGTCGGGCCCGCGCCAGCAGTGATGACCCGCCCACCCAGCTCAGGAGCCCGTGTACTCAGGTGTCACGGGGATCTTGTCGACGTGGTAGACGGTGTTGCCGGCCGCGTCGGGGTACGTGGTGATCGTCCACTCGTAGCCGGACATCTCGTCCTGCTTGAACGTGACATCGCTGCGGTCGTTGATCTCACCCTGGGGGACGTAGAAACCCTTGTAGGCGTCGCCGTCGATGACGAGGAACCAGAACGCCCGCCGGTCAGGGACCGGGGACGCGGTCTCCGCGTACTTCGTCAGGCCCTCACCGTCCGGCTCCAGCTCGGCCGGGTCCAGGCGGTACTGCAGCGACTGCACCGCGACGCGGCTGGTCTCCCACACCGTCAGGTTGAACGTCCGGATCGACTGGGTGATCTGCGTGCGGAACGGCGACGTGAGGCCCCACGGAGTGAAGGTCTGACTGTCCTCGTCGAACCCGTAGGTCAGACCGTCGTCCGAGATCGCCCCCAGCGGCTCCCACGGAGACGCCGGCTGAGCAAGCGGCGAAGCAGGGGCCGCCGTATCCACCGGCGACACCCAGCCCCCACCGTTCGCTCCGACAAGCGCCAGGTCAGCGGCGCGGGTGATGTTGACCATGATGAGTCTCCAGACATGGAAGAGCCCGCGCACGGGCGGGACAGGGCACGGCGCGGGCCCAAGAAGCGGTCAGGAGACCGGGTGAAAGAAGATCTCGTAGGTGCCGCCGACGCGGCGGAGACCGACGTTCTCGTAGGGGCGAACGGCGGGCAGGGTCAGGCAGCCGACACGGCCGATCACCGCGGTGGCGCTGGTGCTTCCTCGCACTGTGCGGGTCAGCCAGTTGTGTACCTCGATGGCCAGGGCGAACGCCCCGGCCCGGGTGCTGGCGTAGATGTTCATGTCGACGAGGGCGCGGGCGAGCCGTAGCCCGTCTTCGCCCCCGCCGGGGACCTGCTCGAACTGGATCGTCGGCAGTTCGGCGAGGAGGTTGTTGTCGAGCTCGTCGCGGACCACGGCGGTGGGCCACACCGGGGTGGCTCTGCCGATCAGCTCCGCCTCGATGTCGAGGAGCGCTGTCACGGAACCTCCTCAGCGAACTCGCGGCCGTCGAGCGTGGCATGCACGTAGACCCAGACGACCAGCCAGCCGATCTCAACCGGGACAGCCTCCGGGCCACAGACACAGGACGGCTCATCGCCGCCCGTATCGTGCTCAATGAGATCGTCAAGCGGGGCGACATGCGCAGTCGCGCCCATCAGCGACCACCGCCAGCCTGAGCGGCCCTCAGCAGCACGTGGTGCGCCCGGACCTTCTCGGTGCCGTACTCCACCCAGCGGGCGTAGTGGACGGGATTCGACACCACGCCAACCGGCCGCCGCTTCCGTGATCGCCCCACGGCCTTCTTCTTCACGTCCGCCTGCCACGACTCCTTGTAAGCACCGCTATGCGGATCACCGGGGCCACCCACAGGCGATATCGCCTCAGCAACACCCTTGATCACCTCGGCCCGGCGCAGCATCTCGGAAGCAACCATCGGAGAGTTGAGCAGCTGCCCAACACCCTTCTTGGACATCCTGAAACGAGCAGGCATCATGGCCACCTCGACTCGCATAGGGGGCGGCGGCATGGCCCCAGGGACTAGCCGGTCACGCGGTCTGCAGCAAACTGGACCGGACCGGCCGTGCCGGTGAACGGGGACTTCCCCCAGTCGCCAGGCCACCCGGTGACCTCGCACGTCTCGCCGCGGATCCGAACCCGGTCCGTGGTGCGGACCGAACTCCCCGGCGGGGCGTACACCGTGTATCCGACGATCACCGTGTCCCGGGCCTGCTGCTCATCTCCACCGACCTGCGGCGTCTCAGCGCGAGGCGCAACCACGCACCCCGGAAGGTCAAACGACTCATCGGGCCCCGGTAGCGGCTGGCCGCGAGGATCCCGACCGGGAGACGTCCCGGTACGCAGGATCCGCACCGTCTCCCCATACGGATATGGGGCAGGCATCACGACCACCCCGGCTCGAAGACGTCATCACCGAAGAAGGTGTCATCGATCGGCCACGTCGGCGACGGATCCGCCGAAGCCGGCGTCGGATCCACGGTGAACGCGCCGCCGCGGCCCGCGAGCGACTTCAGCGCCGCCTTGTCGGCCTTCGTGAGGTACAGGCCCCCGCTTCCGCTGGGTCGCTGCACCGACATCGGGCCGATCGTCTCGTAAGACACCTGCTGCGGATTGACGTAGGCCCGGCCGGCCACAGACAGGACGACAGCGGTCGCCTGATCGGGCAGTGGCTTCACCACCGACTCGGCCAGCGACACCGCCTGCTGAATCAGTAGGTCAGCCCTGTCGCCGTCGATCTCCGCCATGCCCAGGTACATGCCCAGCTGCTCAGCAGTCGGGGACACGAACGCCACGGTGACCTCCTAGCGGGCCAGGCCCTCGATCGCGGTGCACCACTCCGCCAACTCGGCGGCGGGATTCAACTCGGCAGACCGGGCCTTCGCCCGCTTCGACGCCAGCCGATACTCCGGGGCCGTCAACAACTTCCGGAGGACCGCCTCGTATCCGTCGAGATCCTCGCGGTCCACGAAAACCCCGGCCTCGCCCAGCGACTCCGTCAGCCCCGGCGTGGGGTGAGCCACCACCGGGATACCGCTCGCCAACGCCTCGACGCCGGCCCGACCCCACGACTCGTAGGAGGACGGCATGAGCAGCACCTTCGTGCGGCCGTACACCTGCTCCCGCATGCCCTCACCACGCACGTGGTCGACGATCTCGACGTTCGGCAGGTCCGGGAGGATCTGCTCCCCGTAGGCGCCCTTCACGGCGAGGAACTGCTGGTCCGGCATCCGGCGGGCCAGCGCGGCCAGCACCTTGCCGCCCTTCTCCGGGTTGCAGTTGACCAGAGTGATCGCCTTGCCGGGCTCCGTCGCGTACTCGGCGGCGAACACCGGCGGACGCACGATCAGCTCGGACGCCGGCCGGACCGACTTCGGGAACTCCGCGTAGAAGAGCTCCGCCTCCGCCTGCATCCACTGGCTGTTGTAGACGGCCAGGGCTGTCCCGCCAGCAGCAGCGTCACGGAACGTCGGCCTGTGAGTGTTGTGGCACACCACCACCAACGGCACCCCGTACCCACGGGCCAGGGATGCCGTCGACGGCACCGTCTCCAGATGCGACACGAGGACATCGGCCCTGCGGACCGCGGTCGGGAAGTCGAGCCTCGACTCCAGCGGCACCACCTTGATGCCCCGGTACTCGTACTCCTTGTGAGCCTTCCCGTACCGGGACAGCCACACGGACACATCGTGGCCACGCTCCACCAGCGGGCGGAGCATCGAGACGAGCATGTGCTCGGCCCCCGCGTTGTGCTCCGGAGGCATCGCATGCACCCTGGCCACGATCCGGAGAGGCTTAGCCGTCCCGCCCGGCGCGGAAGCCGGGACGGCCGCCATCAGGACCCCGAGGGAGTGCCGGTGTACTTCACGAACGCGTCCGCGTCACCCTGCACGTAGCCGTAGTACGCCTCCGCCAGGAGGAGAACCAGGTTCTCCTGGAACGCCGAGTGAACGCCGCCCTCCTCGTCGACGTAGGTCGCCTCCTTGGAGATCCGCACGGTGATGTCCATGCCCACGCCGTAGGCGGCCTGGGACCAGTCACCGCCGATCGCACGCAGACCCGTGTCCGAGCTCGCCGACTGGCGGCGCTGCTTGCCGGAGACCGAGCGCGAGTACGCGAGCGGCTCACCGATCAGGGTGCCCGCCGACGCCATCTGCGTCCCCGGAACCGTCGTGTCGACCAGGATCGGCCGGCCCGTGGTGTCCGTCGCCAGCAGCAGACTGGGCTTCAGCCGGTGGTCAGCGACGGTACCGGTGTAGTCCCAGTCCTCGTCGATGACCTCGGCCATGCCGTTGACGAAGTCCGCCCAGATCCCGCCCTGCGCCTGCGTGGCCGTACCCAGCGCCACCGCGTTGCTGGTCATGGCGAGGTAGTCGGTAAAGGGGCCGGTGGCGCCCTTCATCGTCTTGCCGTGGATCGCAGCGTGGTCGAAGGCGCGGGCGAACGCCGTCGGGAGGTCCGTCTGGAGCTGGGTCCACAGACCGCCGGAGTTGGTCATGACGACCTCTTCGGCGACCGGGATGAGAACGGCGAGCTTCTTCGCCGTCATCTGCTTCACGCCGACGGACGAGGTCGACAGGGGCTTCCGCGCCGCCTGCCCCACCCAGTCAGCGGTCGGAACGTCCATCGGGATCGGGACCGACGTCGTCGCGTCCAGAGCCAGCGGCGCCTGGCGCGCCAGCGCCATCACCGCCGACTGCTCGACGGACTTCTCGAAGATGGGCCCGGCCAGCGTCCGCGGCAGAAGCGCATCGTTGACATCAGAAATCTTCAGGGGGGCGGTGACCGCCATGGTGTCCTCTTTCTCTGCAGCTACTTGAGCTGCGGCTTCAGCCAGCCGGCAAACTCATCGCCGGGTGCGGGGGGCCTGCTCTTGTTGGCGCCGGACGCCTGTGTGCGATCCGGTGCGGGACGCCGCGGGCCCTCCTGGGGCTGGGCCTTCGCCCAGTGCGGCTTGCGCTCCAGGAGCGCGTCGAGGTCCGCCTTAATGGCCGCCTCGTCGATGTCGCCGTCAGAGTCGATGTACGAGTTCAGATCCAGCGCGCCGACCGCGTCCTCCGGGTCCGCGAACCCCGTCATCGCCAGGGCCTGCACCTGGGAGCGCACCAGTCGCTGACGCGTCTTGGTGATCTGCTCCTGGGCATCGGTCAGCTGGTCGTTGAGTCGGTCCGTGTCGGACTTCTCGGCGTCCTTCCGCTTCCGCAGCTCGGCGAGCAGAGGCTCCTGCTCCTTGAGCCGCTTGCGGAGGTTCGCGGCCTCGCTGTTCTTCTTCCGCAGCTCCGCCTCGAACTTCTTCCGGTCGAACGGCTTGTCCTCGGCCTCTGCCTCCTGGGCGTCGCCCGCGGACTCGGTGCCGCTCTCCTCGGTCGCCGTCTCCTCGACGGTCTCCTCGGTGCCGGTATCGGCCTGCTGCTGCTCGGTGCTCTCGGTCTCTTCAGGCATGACGAATCGGCCCTCCAGGGGCTGTCGAAATGAGAAAGGCCGCCACCAGGGCGACCAGGATGTGAAGTGAGCGCGGACTAGCCGTGCTCGGCAATCGCGCGCCGGAACCGGCGCAGCTGATCACCCGGATATGGGGCCGCGTACTCGCGGTACAACCGGTCCCACTCCTGCGCATGGGCGGACAGCTCAAAACGCTGCCCGCGAAACACCGGGATCACGCCGCAGTTACAGCCGTCGTGAGCCCGGAAATCGGCGGTGTCCTGCTTGAACACCATGCCGCGGGCCGCCAGGAGCCGGCAGAACGCGCAAGCCCCCAACGCGGCGGCGCGGGCGTAGCCGACGGCCATACGGTCCTGCTGGACCGCGGCCTGCACAGCGCCCCTCCCCTGGTCCGTGACCAGCTTCTGGGCAACCCCCTCCGCCTTCTTCTCCGCCGCCTCCAGCCGGACCTCCAACGGGGCCCGCTGGGCGGCGGTCGTCTTGGGGTCGTCAGGGTCGCGGGGCCACAGGTCCTTCGTGGCCCACCGCAGGCTGTTGTCGACCTGCTCATCCGGCGGCGGATCCAGCAGCGGCACCGTGAACCGGCCCGTCACCCGGGCGGCAACCCGCTCCGCCTCATAGAAGTCCGCCGCCGCCGAAGCCGAGGCAGCGCCGTATTCGCCAACCAGGGCGCGCACAGCCTCGATCCAGTCCGGGACCGTCTCCTGCATCCGCGACGGAATGATCAGGCGGCGGAGCTTGCGCACATCCCGCACCAGCAGCCGCGACAAACCGCGCTGCACCTGCCGCTGCCGCCGGGCACCCGCACTGTCATCCGAGACCAACGTCGCCATCAACGACCTCCGGAGACCGCGCCGCGTCATCGGCCTCGCCCAGCGCCGCCAAACGTTCCAGCACCGCAGTGCCACGAGCGCGCTGGCGGTCCGCACGAATGCGCTGACGTTGGCCTTCGGTGAACCCGGCCATCTCCAGAGCCACATCAGAGTCAGCGGGGATGATGTTCGCCTGGACGAGCTTGACCGTGGCGTCCGCCTGCGCGGCCACCGTCGGCGTCGCCGGATTCCGCCACACCGTCTCAATACGGCGGGTCCTGTCCGGCGGCTCACCATCCCGCACCCACAGGGCGAGACGCATGGCCTCCTCCCAACGGGAACCGAAGCGGCGGATACGACGCTCGCTGCGCTTCACCAACTTCGCCTCGGTGCTGCGGATCGCGTCCGCGCTCGCCGGGTTGTCCGTGGTGTAGCCGAGCATGTGCGGCGGCAGCCCGAACTGGCTGGACATGATCCGCGCATACAGGTCAATGATCTTCGTCTGGCCAGACGGGTCATGGGCCGCGAACTGGCCCACCGTCGGGACCGCACCATCCTCATCCCGCTCCAACGCGAGGACACGGCCGATGTACGTCTCCCACGCCGACTTCGCGTTGCCCTCAGCATCCTGAAACGCCGACTCGCTGGCGCCCAAAATGTAGCGTTGCGGAGCCCCAAAAAACTCGGCGGCCACCTCAATGCCCATCAGCCGGCGGCAGGCCGCGTCCGTGATGCTCATGACGTCCGGAGTGATCTCCGACTTGCCCACGCGGTCAGCCGTTCGCTGCCGGTTCGCCAACCTGACGATCGGCACCACACCCAGGTTGTGAACGTCCCGGTCGACGACCTCCCAGCCGCCCGACGGATTCGGCAGCGCTGTCACCGTCTGATTCGGCAGGTACAGGACGATCATCCGCTCGTCGGCACCCGACTCGACCAGCTCATCCGACTGACACTCGCGCAGCCCCGCAACACCCATCCGGATGCGGGCATCCCACATCAGCGTCATGTCCAACGGCGACTCCACGCTGATCAGCGGCGGGGAACCGTCATCATCACCAGATCCGATGGTGACGTACTCGCGCCCATAGACCAGGGCGTCCAGGTGCCCAAGGCTTGACTCGTCCAGGAGATCATTCGCCGTGACAATCTCCTTCAGCTCCGAAGAGTCGGAACCGTCACCCCACCGAAACGCCTCCAGGTCCAGGCGCTCCTCCAGAGACTCCACACCAACCCGGGGCCAGCCAATCACCGTGTGCAAGCCCTTGAGCTGCGGCGGAATACTGATGCCCAAGTCACGGATCAGCTGCTCCCCGTTGAAATACGCGTCCCTCAACTGCAGCGTCCAACGGTCACGCAGCATGTCGGCACGCAAAACGTTGATCAACGCCATCTCGTCATCCGACAGATGCACCAGCGGCAGTTCGGGGATAGAGACGGTCATCGCAACACCACCACCCGTCCCTTGCCGCGCGACTTCGGCCGTTTCCCGTACTGCTTGCTGTTGAGAAGCCGACGCCTCAACATCCGAGCGCCCACCATGCAGATCGCGAGGTCAATCTTCCGAGCGGATTCACGGTGCTCCTTGCCGATCGTGATGCCCCAGGCATTCGTCCGGCGGCGAGCGTTTGCCACGTGCGTCCGCAAGATCTTGTGACCGTCGTGAGTCAGCCGGCGTTCGAGAATGTCTTCCCTCGTGCGGGTCACTGCGTCCGTGAACTCCTCCTGGTGCCTTCGGTCGCCCATGTCCCAGCGAACGGCGTGCTGCTTCGGACCTGCGGTGACCGCATGGAGGATGAGCTTCGTCCCGTGCCGCTGACCCCAGTCGTCTAGGAACGGGTCCCAGTAGCGCTCGCCGTCGTCGTCCTTTCCGGACCCCGGGTCACAGAAGAACGCCAACACCTTGTAGAGGGCGAACGCGCGGCCAACTACACCGTCGACGTCCTCCCGAGGGACCTGCCAAGGGACCTCTGGATCCCAGCCGGCGGGGCGCTGCCACACGCCCAGCGTGAAGATGTGCCCGTCCGACATGCGGCATCCCACCAAGGCGGTGGCGTCATCGGACTTCGATCCGTCGAAGAACAGGACAACGTCCTCGCTCTCCGAGACATCGAGGCCGTCGGCCTTGCATGCGTCCCACTCGTAAGGCGCCATCCAAGCGTCCTCAGCAGCAACGATCATGTTGTACCAAAAGCGCCGCGAACGGCTCGGCGGGTTCCGCACGTCCGAGATCGACTTCACGATCCGGTCCACGTTCAGCCACGTGGCATCCCCGCGGACCGACCGGATCACCGCAGGGGCCGCCTCCACCGTCAACGGAGCCTCAGGGTGCGCCTCGATCGAGTCGTACAGCAGACCGGAGTCAATGACTCTGCCCGCATCCACGGCCTCGAAGGCCTCCCGGTCCCGTTCGGCCACCGAGTCCTGGCCTGGCTCATAGGCGTTTGTGATGCGCAGCGTCCGTGCCGCGCCATCAGCAGACTTCGTGGCATTGCGCTCGATCACGTCCGCCATGTCGAGCCCGGAGTTCGAAGAGTCCCAGTGATGGGTCTCGTTCAGCAGAACGAACGTGGCACGCGCGCCCTCCAACGTCGCCGGAGAAGACGTCACCGCCTGGATGAGGCGAGAGTCCCCCAGCCCGTTGACCGTCTCCTTACCGACCTGAATCCGGTACTCCTCCTTGGCCTCAGCCGTGAACAAGGAAGGGAAGAGCCGCATCGTGTTCTTCGTCTGCTCAAGGCTCACCGCGGCCGTCTGACACCAAGCCTCCGGGCTGTCCGTTGCCACCGGCGAACCGTCGTCAGCCCACTCGGCGAACCGGCACGGCCCGAACGCCTCAATCCCACAAAGGCACGCACCAACCGGGTCCTTCCCCCAGCCCTTCAGGCGCTGGAGGACCCCATCGCGGAACAAGAAGGAGCCATCCTCCGCCAGGGCGTACCACCACAGGACAAATCGAGCCTGCTCGTCAGTGAACCGCCACGGCACGCCACGCGAGTGCTGCAACCACTGGCCCGTCCATCCCAGCGCGTGCCAACCGAGCGTCCGTTCCGGAAGCAACCAGGAACCGTCCGGCTGTCGTTGCCATGTCGGCCCGATCAGCTTCGGCTCCCACTCCAGCTGCACCACATCAGCCGCCCTGTGCAGGCGGTCCTCGTAGTACCTGATGACGTCAGCAGCCCCGTCATCACGCCGCTCGGCTACTCGCCTACGCGCCACGACCCCACCGCGTCATCGCGGCCTGGCGAGCCGAAGCCGAGCGACCACCGGCGGCTGGCGCTTCCTCGTCCGGCAGCTTCAACCAGCCCAGCAGCCGGGCCAGGACGCCGCGATGCTGGCGGAGCTCCTGCACCAGTGGCGAGGCCACGGGCTGCCCCATGCTTCCCGTCACGATCAGTTCAGCGTGCTGCAGGTCGGCCTCAAGCCGCTCGATCAGATCGATCTCCCGGCATGCGTCCTCCAACACGCGGAGCTCGTCAATGCGCAGGTCGTAGCCCTCGGAGATTTCGGTCCAGACCACCAGGGCCTTGTCACCGAGACCCGCAGGCGGATCATGCTTCGCTGTCATGGCGACCCTCCTGGGGCCTCGGCCGGCCCACCAGGGGCCGAAAAAATACAGATCAAGCGCACGCAGAAAGTGAGGTGCTACACGGCCCCGATCCCTGAAGATCGTCGGGAGGGGGTCACCCCCCGGGCCGGCTGATCCTCTTCGGGATCATGAGATTTGGTCTGCGCATCGATCGATGCAGGCTCCAGGTTCCTTGATCGATTCGCTTTTGATCTTCATTTGATGATCTTCGAATCAGATTCGATCTTGATCCTTGATCACTAAGCCTTGATCACCAATCGCATGATCACCTGACACATGACCATCACGACCTCGCCCTACTGCCTGCCCTGGCCGGCCAGCCCGGCCCTGGCAGCCCCGGGGCCGTGTGGGCCCCGGCCTCGCCGCCCGTCCTGGGTGATCGACTGTCGTCTCGCATGCTGATGCGTCAGCGTCGCCGTCGGCCGGCGTTGGCCCTGCTGCCGGTGTAGGCCCCGGTTGCCCGTCGGTGCATGAGCTGGCAGTAGCCCTTGGCCCTGGCTCCCATGTAGCGGGACAGCTGCCGGTTGCACCTGGTCCAGTCACCCGGTGTCCCCCATCGGATGCGGCTTGCACCGGCTCCGCTGGTCCAGAACCGACGCAGCGTTTCGGCGTTGCCTCGTTGACTCCGTCCGCGACCGCTTCGTCCCTTACTCGCCACGTTGGATCACTCCTTCTGCGGCGCGGGCTCGTCTTGGGGTTCGTCTACCCGCTCGATGTGGGCGCCAGCCTCAGCCGGGATGGCGAGGCAGGCGCCGGCCGCGTCGGTGAACACGGCCCACCCGTGTTCGAAGTGGAGGGTGAGGGCGGGGTCTTCGACGAGGAGGTCGTCGCTGGTTTTGCCGGGGTGCCGGATGAGGTAGGCGGGCATGGTCACCGCCTTGTCAGAGGAGGCCGGGGTGTTGCTCGGGCGGTCTGGTGCGGCTGGGCCGGCCCTTGGCCTTGGCGGCGGCTGCCCCTTCACGTGCACTTTTCTGATCATGACATGGCCCACAGACGCCCTGGAGGTCCGAGTCTCCGTTGAGGTCGGCCTTGGCGATGATGTGGTCGCAGAACTGGCTGGGCCTGACGCCACACAGAACGCAGATCCTGTCCCGTTCGAGGATGCGCGCCCGGATCTTGGCCCACCCGCTGGGTAGCCGGCTCTTGCGGTCCGAGTTGGCCCATCCTCCGCTCATGCCCGTCTCCTCAGTCGTCTTCGTCGGCGACGTTGACGTAGCCGTTGTTCTCGATGTGGAGGGCGGCGGTGAGCATGCCGAGGCTGGTGATCCAGTCGAGGGATTCGGAGGTGGCTTTGATGAAGGAGATCGCACCGTCGGGCTTCACGATTTTGATGAGGACGAGGGCGTCGACGGGGAGGTCTTCGTCGTCGAGGTCGGCGGTGACGCCGAGGGTGTCGAGGAGTTGCCCGATCTGCTGGTCAGCCATGTCGGCTCGGGTCGAGTGAGTCGACGATCTTGGCTGCGTTGTCGACGGTGATGTCGCCGCGTACTTCGTGGTCGCCGAGGTGGAGCGCGGCGGTCGACTGCGCGTAGGCGCTGGTGTCGTTGGCGGGGATGTCGATGGTGTCTTCGAAGACGAGGACGGCTCGGGCGCCGGTCTGCTCGGCCATGTCCTGGTGACGGAAGAGCCGTGAGGGCGTGGCTTCGACGGGCTCGTACTGGTCGATGACGAGTACGAATGGCGGCCGGTCGTCTCCGGCGCCCTCGGGAAGTTCGAGGATCTGCAAGCGGGCCATCAGTTGCTCACCGCCTGGTCAGTCCGGATGATGCTGCGGACGTCGAGCGGTCGAATGTAGGCGGCAATCTGGCCGCTGGCGCGGGCGATGTACTGGTCGCCGTCGTACACGATGCTGTCGACGGTGAGCTCCTGGTTGCTGCCGTCGTCGTAGGTGATGAGGTAGGTGGCCATGGCGCGGGCTCCGTGAGGGTCAGTCGTGCAGGTCGTCTTCGGACGGTTCGACGTGGCGTCCGGCGCGTGTGCAGCGGGGGCAGATGCCGACGCTGCGCCCGGAGCCGGGGCCGTACTCGGGGTCGGGGATGCTGCCGCCGGACTGGTGGCCGCCGTAGTGGGCGGTGCAGAGGAGGCAGGGCAGCCAGAAGAGGTGGTGCTTCCGGGCGTAGTCGCGGTGGAGGCGAATCCAGCGTTGCGGGAGGAGTCGCACCCACTTCTCGCTCGACAGGTCGCGGGTGGTGCCGACGGACAGCGGTGCGCGGATCCCGAGCCGCCAGTACCAGAGGCGTTCGACGAACCCTGGGGGGCGCATGCGCATCGTGGCGGAGTACCGAGTCATGGCGCGGGCCTTCCGAGGGTTCAGTGTTGGTGGATGCGCCTCGTGAGAAGCCCAGTCCAGGTGCGGATTTCGTAGTCGGTGCCGTCGCAGTTCTTGATTAGGCACACGAGCTTGTCCGGGTACACGCCACGCTCGGGCTCAGGTTCGGGCTGCCCGATGCCGAGTTCGCGTTCGAGGTCCGCAATCCGCTGATGTCCGGGGAAGCCATGGTGGGGTTCCTATGCTCGGGCCATGGAGACTGGCATGAGGGTTGAGCGTCTGACGTCCGTGCTTGAAGAAGAGGGCGACGCGTGGCGGGGGTTCTGTGACCAGCCGCATGCCACCGAACAGCAGTGGGCCACGGTTCCGGTGCCCTCGCTTGAGATGGCCGAGCGGCTTCTGTCCGAGCATGCGGATAGGGATCACGCCGCCGCGTAGGTCAGGAGTCGAGTGCCCGCCGAATGCCCTCTTCCAGGGTCACCGTGGGCTGGTAGAAGCCGAGCATCCGCGTCGGGTCGCACACCCGGTGATGCACCCCCTGCGGGGCGCCGGGCAGGTGCTTGATGCGCGGGCTGTAGCCGGCGGCAGCGGTGACGTAGCCGGCGAGCTGGTCGAAGGATGTGGCGCGCCCCCAGCCGAGGTTGACCGGGCCGGTGACGTCGTGGTCGATGGCGGCAAGGGTGGCTCCGACGACGTCGTCTACGTGGATCCAGTCGCGGGTTGAGCTGCCGTCGCCCCAGACTTCGAAGGGATCTTCGCGGCGCTTGGCCCGGCCGATGAATGCGGGGAACGGGTAGCAGTCCGCCTGGTCCTCGCCGTAGCCGGAGAAGGGGCGGAGCACGTGGACGCGGCACCCTTCGACTTCGGCATAGGCGGCGAGCCGCTCCCCCGTCACCTTCGCGAGGCCGTAGCTGGCGTCGGGGAGGCCGGGGTTGTTGAGGTCGATGTCGTCTTCGACGAGCCGGTGGATGTCGCCGGGCTGCTGAAGCTCGACGGGGTACGCCGCCGACGAGCTGAAGTAGACGGCGCGCGGGGTGCCGGTGCGGACGAGCCACTGGAAGTACCAGCTGTCCAACGCCATGTTGGTGGCGACGGCGAGCGGGGATCCGTCGATGCTGGCCCGGCCGCCGACGTTCGCGGCACAGTGAATCGCAAGGTCCCAGGGGCCGTTGTCGTAGCGGAAGAAGTCGAGGGCGTCGGAGTGGTGACGTTCGTAGTCGACGCCCTGGACGTCGTGGCCGCGTTCTTCGAGGGCCCTGTGGAGGTGTCTGCCGATGAAGCCCCGGTGGCCGGTGAGAAGGACGTCCATCAGCTGCCTGCCTTCACTGCCCGGTAGACGCCCCATGGCAGGTCGCTGTCGACGGGCTCCAGCCCAATGACTGCGCAGGCTTCGGCTTGCTGCTGCGGGGACCATGTGGTGACACCGATCCACAAGTCGGCCTCAGACGGCTGGGCACCGACGGGCCAGTCGAGGACGAGGATCCCGCCGAGCTTTGCGGCCGCCCGGAGCTTGCTGATGATGTGGAGGCAGTCCTGGTAGCTGTGGTGGATGAGGACGGCAAGGCTGTAGACGGCGTCCATGCGGCGTCGGCCGAGGTGTGCGGCGATGCCGTCGGCGTCGGCCTGGACGGTGGTCACGTCGGGGTCGCGGTCGGCGAGCCGGTCGAGCATGTTCTGGGAGGCGTCGACGGCGGTCACCTCGAACCCGTGGGCGGCCATGGGGATGGCGACGCGCCCGTCGCCGCACCCGAAGTCGAGGACCTTGGCCCCGTCGTGGATGACCGACGCGAGCATGGCGGCCTGGGCTTTTCCGGACTCCCAGTAGGCGTCCTCGGACACGTTCCGCAGGGGGTGGATCGCGGTGGGGTCGGCCTGGTCCCACGCCCGGATGACGTCATCGGCGGTCACGATGCCTCCCGCCTGCTCGCGAGCCAGAGGCGAACGACTTGGTTGTGGCGGGCGTCCGCGAGGGCGTTGTGCTCCCCGGACTCCTGCTTCGGCAGGTCCTTCCAGGAGAGCCCCTGGCGGCGAGCTTCCTGCTGAATGTCGCTGGTGAACATCGGGACGCCCTCGGGCAGGTCGATCATTCGACCCCACATCTGCGCGAGGCAGACGTGGTCGTAGGCCCCGTAGTTCGCCCAGAGTTCAACGTCGGGAAGTTCATCGGGATCCGTGCCGAGGATGAACGCCTTCACCTCGGAGGCGATCCGCGACATGGGCTTCACGGCCGGGTCGTGGTAGTTGAACAACCACGACTTCGGCATGTGGAGCCGCCAGTCGCCATGGGGCTGCGGCAGATGCGAGATGACGTTCTCCAGCAGCCACTGGTTCTTGCGGATGCGGCGGCGGAGGCTCCAGCCCTTGAATCGGGAAGCGAGGAGCGCATTGACGGCGTAGTACTCGCGCCCGTCGCTGGCGACGATTCCGATGGAGATCGGCTCGATGGTCCGGCCGTCCTCCAGGAACTCCCAGTCGTAGTCGTAGACGGTCACGATGCCTCCTCGACGAGCTTCCGGAGCTTGGCCAGGTCGGCTTCCAACCCGCCGTTGTCCCGGTAGTCGTAGTAGGCGGCGCTGTCGGCCGACACCTGCTCGGGGCTGTTGCACTCCTCGTAGCCCTGATCGAGGTCCGCCTTTTGCGCTGCAGGGTGTAGGTGCTCGATCACCATGTCGTCCAGGTAGGTGATCCGGCCCATCCCTCGGCCCCACTCCAGCCAGCACAGGTCCAGGCACAGGTGCACCAGGGTTGGCGGGCTGAAGTAGCCGAGGGTGCGCACGATGTCGGAGGTCATGGCGACCGCGGTCGGCATCCGCTCCCCCATCAGGAGGTCGTTGCCGTACACGACACCGGGCCCGCCGGACAGGCAGATCCGAATGCGCTCATCCCACCCGGCGGTTCGCGGCCGGTGGTCGTCGCCGAGGAACGCGAGGTACCGGTACTGCTTGGCCGCCTTGACCGCCTGCTGGTTCAGGGTGCCGCAGAGTCGCAGCCGCTTCCCGTACACGAACCGGAACTGGCTGCTCTTCAGCTTCGCGGCCTCACGCTTGTACGCGTCGAGCTCCGGGTCGTCGTTGTCGACGGCGAACAGCAGGTCCGCGGTCGCCCCCGTGTCGTGCCACGCCCTGACGAGCGCCATGACGGCCTGGGGGCGTCCTCGGGTCGGGATGATGACGAGCAGGTCGTCGGCCATGGCGCGGGCCCTTCTACAGCTGGGTGATGATCAGGTTCCGCCAGTAGGGGCGGGTGGCGAGGTCGGTGACCGATCCGTTGGACAGGCCGAGGTAGCCGCCCCGGTAGGTCGCGTCAGCGAGCGGGCCCGTGGTCCAGCCGACCCCATCGGTGCGCTTCAGTTCGACCGTCGTCGGCGTGACGTTGATCTGGAAACTCATCGCCGTGTCAGCGATCGGCGCCGTCGTCGTGATCGTCGACCCGATCTGGGTTCCCGTCGTCGACCCTGCGGTGTGCCGGTACAACTGCATGTCGCCGGAAGCCCGCATCACCACGTGATAGCCGCCGCTCGCGTTCGCCGTGCTGAACCGGTAGCCGTCGTCGGTGACTTTCCCGAAGTAGAAGCCGCCGTGAACCGTCGCCGCAGGCAGCGTTTTGTACTTCATGTCGAACGCGATCCGGTAGCCGGCGGCACTGCCCTGGGCCGGCGCGTAGGTTCCCAGCCCGTAGGACTGGTTGGGCAGGGCGTTGATGCTGACCCAGCCGACATCAGGGGCCGGGGCGAACGACAGCGCGTATGTGGCGTCGTAGTCGAGCCCCGGGGTACCGCCAGGCTCCTTGACCTGGAGGTCCCACCGGGACGCGGTGCGCTGCGGGAGGGCGGTGGATACGTACCGGGGGTCGGACGACATCATGCCGACGACTCCGAGCCCGGTCAGCCGTGCGACCTGGCTGCGCCGGTAGACGGGCCAGGAGAAGACGGGCTTACCGCGGGCGACGATCTGGGCGACTCTGGCGTCGGCCATGGTCGTGGAGACGCCGAGGTAGTCGATGTACTGGTCTTTCGCGGTGATCGCGGCGTCGGCGGTGGCGTCGTCCAGGTATACCCAGGTGCGGTAGTTCCGTGTCGGGTCCTTCGCCCATGGAAGCGACGCGGTGCCGATGTGGGCTTTCCAGACGACGCTCCGCGGGGCGTGCGGGTAGTAGGTGCTCAGGAGCGTCTGCGTGGGAACGACCGCGTCGTTCCCTTTCGCTTCAAGGAAGATGACCACCTTGCCGAGGAACTCGTCGAGCACCTGCCGGAGAGGTACAAGAGGCTGCTCGGTCCAGCCTGCGCCGAGCATGGGCTTGCTGACGGTCAGCGTCTGCTGGCTGATCTCCTCCGTCGTGAACGTGTTGACGTTCCCGGTGCGGTTGGTGGTGCGGTCCATCGTCGTGTCGTGGATGCACCAGAGCTCGCCGGAGGCGTCGACGTTGACGGATACCTCAAGGGGGAATCCTTGGGCGGCGGACGCCCGGTAGCTGGCCAGCGTGTGCTCGGGCCGGACCATGCCGCCGCCTCGGTGCGCGAAGAACCGCGGCGAGGAGGGGGTGGCGCCGGCGAAGTACGCGTCGACGGTCTGGATGGCGTTCGGAAGGTACAGGGTGGCAGCCGATGAGGCGGCGGCGTTGACGGCCGCGGTCTGCGCGTTGCCTGCCTTCGTCGAGGCGTCGGAGCTCGCGGTGCTGATGGCTGCGGTTTGTGCTGCGGTGGCGGAACCGGCGGGGTCGTAGGCGGCGTCCGCGCGCTGGACCTCGGCGGTGAGGACGTTGTCGGTGTACTGCTCGGCGTCGGCGTTGCTGCCGTCGGCTCCGGGCGGGCCAGGCTCTCCGGGTGCGCCGTCGTCTCCTGCGGGACCTGCCGGGCCGACAGGCCCTTCGGGTCCGGTGACGACCACGTAGTCGCCGTTGGCTGGCGCGGCCGGGGTGATGGCGGAGAGCTGTACGGCGGGTGCTGCGGCGGGGAGTTCGATGAAGAAGCTGTCACCGGTCGCGTCAGGGAACGCGATCGTCACCTCGTAGGTGAAGTTCTCGGGGTTGATGCCGGGGGCGTCGGTGGCGAGGACGGTGAGGGTGACCTGCCCGTTGCCGTCGAACTTGGCTTTGGCCCGGCCTTGGATGGTGAGCCCGGTGTCGGCGGAGACGACTTTACCGGGGGTGGGGGTGACGCTGACGGACCCTTTCATGGGGCTGCCGTCGGGGTGGGTGTAGGTGCCGATGAGAGTCACGGTGGGGAGGTCGACGGGCAGTGCCACGGTGGCCTCCCCTCGTCTGGGGTGTGGCCCCGCCGTCAAACGGGAGAGGTGTTGACGGCGGGGTCACGGCGGGACTGGGGGTCCCGGGTCTGTGTCCGCCCGGACCCTCGACCGGGCGGACAGAGTGGGCCGAGCGCAGTGGCGCATCAAGGCCCGGCCTGCGCCCACCAGCGCAGGGGTTTCAGGCGGCAAGTACGTCGTGCTGGCCGAGGATCGGGGGTGTTGGTGCTGGGGTGATGAGGACTCGGGTGTCTGCGTCGCGTTCGGCGGCGGGGAGTTCGTCGAGGCTGTAGAGCACGCCGTTTCGGCGGCGACTGCGGTCTTGGTGGCGGGTGAGTCTGCCTTCGGCGGCCCATCGGCGGATGGTGGTGGCGGGTCGTCCGGTCCAGTAGGCCGCGAGGTCTTCGGTGATGAGCTGCTCGGGCATGTGGTCACCCCCGAACATGGATGAGGCCCACCGGTGGGGTGGGCCTCCAGACACAGCGAGATCGATTGGAGCAGACGATACGCTCATCGCAGGTCGATCGGCAAGAGGGGTTGCCGATTCGGCATGTCGGCAGCTCTGGCTCAGAGGTCTGGCAGCGGCTGCTTCGAGAAGTCGACCGGTGCATCCAAGAAGGCAAGCCGCTCGCCGTTCACGTCGATACAACCTTCGGGTTCGCCCCAGACGATGCGGTTGACTACCCTCCGTTGCGTGTCCTCGGGCACCCCTTCGGCGGCCATGGCTCGCGCGGCCGCGCCGAGAAGGTTCCGCATGTGTTCGGCCTGGGCGCGCTGCGTCGGGTCCCGGAGCAGTGCCTCTCGCATCGAGGGCTGCTGGTCGAGGTAGCGAGTCAGGGTGTCGTCCGTGTAGTCGCTCATGCTGCCCAGTCTTCCTGGTAGGAAGCGTGCCCGGCGAAGGGTCGGGCGAGGATGCGGAGCCGTCGGTTGATGCGTGCGTCTCGGCCGCAGTCGCAGGGGCCGGGTGCTCGGCTTTCGTCGAAGCAGAGCGCATTGCCGTCTTCATCGGTGAGGGCGGCGCAGCTGTACCAGTGGTCCTCTTCGTTGCGCTCGTGCCCCTCGGCGAGCAGGTCTTCGAATAAGGCGAGCTTGGCATCGAGGTCGGCTTCAGCGAAGGCAGGTTGCCCGCAGGTGCAGGTTGCGTCGTAGCGGATCTCGCCGCATCCGAGATCGTGGATCGTATCGGCGATGGCCCGGCGTTCGGCGATGCGGGCGCGGAGGAAGTCGGCAAGGTCGGTCATGACCATCTCCAGTCAAGGTAGATGGACAGGGCGGTGACGGCGACCGATCCGACGCTGATCACGATGGCTATGAAGGCCACCACGACCTCGCTCATGCCGCCACCCCCGCGTCGTCCCGCAGCATCGCGTCTTGCTGTTCCCGCAACTGCTTCCACTCCCCCAGCGTTTCCCACCGCGCCCCGCAAACCCCGCAGTGGACGCGGTGACTGCTGGCGGTGGCGGTGAGGTCGGCCCGACACAGGGTGCCGTCGTCGTACCGGGCAGGGCAGCGGCCGATCTGGACGCGGCCGGGCCGGTGTTCGTTCGCGGCGACGGCCACGCATTCGGCGTGGAGGCGGCACAGGTCGTCGATGTCCTGCCCGACCGACTCGTAGCTCGACACCGCCCACGGCAGGTTGTTGGCCAGGAACGTGAGGTGCTCGGGCACGGCCCGGCTGGCGGTTTGGGTGCGCCAGTGCGGGTAGACCCGGTCGCCCTTCACCGGCCGCCCGACCTGGGTGCGACCGTCGGCGTCCCGGGTGACGGGGAACGTGGTCCGCTCCTCGACCGCCACCGTGGTGTCCCAGCCGAGGGCTTGCCGCCAGGAGTCCTCGATGGCCTGCAACCGTGTGGCGACTCCCCCGTTGGCGGTGAGCGCGAGGACTTCGAGGCGCGGGGGTATCGGCGGGGTGCGGGACCCGGAGGTGGCACCGCCGGGCCGGCGGGCACCCCGCATCAGAGCGGCGGTCTCGTTGAGCCGGCGGAACAGCGGCCCGAGTTCGGCGAGCCGCTTGGCGGTCTGGTCCTCGCAGGGGCGGCACGTATATCGGCCTGCTTCGGCGACCCACAGCTGCCGCCCGCAGTTCGGGGCTATGCACGTTGGCCACTCGTAATCGGCGTCGTCATGGTTGTTGTGCACAGCGGCTCCTCGTGGTGGGTGCGGGAAGCAAGTGGCTTGTAGGCCAATTGTGCGCTGGCGTGATGACAACCCTGAGCCAATGCCGCCCTCGGCGCGCCTCGGGCCCGCCTGATGGTTCAGGGCGGGCCCAGGGGGGGTGGTGGCTACCGGAGTGGCCCGTCTGCTCGGGCGTCGGTGGTCTCGATGACCTCGATCTGCTTCTCGACGGGGAGTTCGTCGAGGTACTGGGCTTCGCCGTAGTGGGCGCACTTGGAGGCGAGGGTCTCGGCTTCGGTGGTGGCGGTGAAGGCGATCCAGAGGCCGGTGCACCAGGGGGCAGTTCCGGTGGGGAACGTGTGGGTTGCACCGTGGCTGAAGCACCAGGCGTAGTGCGCGGTCCTCACGTGTCCTCCTGGGCTTCTCGTTCGCGCCGGGCCTGCTGCCGTTGGATGCAGCTGTGCGGCGGGAGGGTCTCCAGCGTTTTGGTGCGGACGGTGGTTCCGCAGTCGTGGCAGGGGATACGCCCGGTGCGGTACCAGTCGCGCTCCTCGTTCTCGTCGAGGGCTTCTTGGTGGAGCCGGTTGAGGATGCGGGTGCCGACGTCGCTCACGTGTCCTCCTGTACGTATCCGGTGCGGCGGCGCGCCACGTCGCGGGTCTGTCCGGGCTGGATCATCGCGGGGGCTCCTGGGTGGTGTTGTGCGCGGGACAGGCGGTCCGCCCGTCCGAGTCTTCCCAGCCGTTTGCCTGGCGGGCCTCCTGGGCGTCCTCGCGGGTGTCGTACTCGCCGTCGAGCACGCCGAAGCAGACGTCGCACTTGACCTGGTAGGTGGCGGTGATCGGCATGATGCTCCTTCGGGTTGTGGGCCGCCGGGCCGTACACGGCGACCCAAGGGCGGTCAAGTGGTGGCGAGCCGGGCGAGCATGCTGGTCTGGTCTCCGAAGCAGGTGACCCAGCCGCCGCCCGTGTTGTAGGCGGTCGTTCGGGTCGGCAGGAAGGGCTCCTTGTGGCCCTCCGGCGGGATCAGGAGCGAGCCCCTGAACTGCTCATCGGCCGGGGTCTCTCCGGCGTACAGGCAGAGCCGGAAAAGCCCGGCGTTGTCGATACCGAGGACAAGGACGTGCCCGGCGGGGGTGGTGTCGTCGGTTCCGGTCCACCGGATGTCCAGGTTTGCGAGTCGGATGCTCATCGGGCTACTCCTCGTTGTCGTTGTCATAGTCCCGCTCGAACCATTCGCGGTCGCGGCGTTTCACCTCGGCCAGCGTGGGCACGACCGGCGGTTCCGAGGATGCCGAGCTTCGCGGCGACCTTGCGGAGGGTGCCGGCGACGGAGGTGGCGTCGCGGTGGGACAGGCCCTGGGCCATGGCGTGTGCGGCGAGGGTGCCGGTGCCGCGCCGGCGGATGCGTGCGGCGGCCCGGTTGGCGGTCTGGCGGGCCTTCAGGGTGGCGCGGCGGGTGCGGTTGCTGGCGATCACGGAGTCCCCCTCGGGTGGTGCTGCACGGCTTGGCGATGACTCAATAGTTGCATCATGAGGATGCAACGTCAAGCGGTATTCATGAGTGACAACATAGAGATGCATCGCTAGGGTGCCTATCGGGGATGCGACAAGACGTGGCATCATCAGAGGCATGACCGCGACCGAGAAGAAGCAGCAGGCAGCACGCGACAAGCTCACCGAGCTCGGAGCCGCCTACAACGCGGCCGAGGAACAACTCGACGCCGCCCGCACCGCCCTCAACGAGGGCATCGTCGAAGTCCTCAAAGCCCGCACCCTGGGCCCCTCCGAGGTCACCCGACTCGTCCCCTACGAGCGGCAGCACGTTGGCCGCATCTCCAAAGCAGCTGGCATCCCGCCACTGCGAGAGCGAACCGTCGTCAGCGCCAAGAAGGCAGCCGGAGGGGAATCCTCCAGCTGAGGAGGAGACCATGCCGAAGAACCCCGGGCGCACCGCCCTGTACCGCCTGTTCGATCAACACGGCTGCTTGCTGTACATCGGCATCAGTCACAAGCCCGACGTTCGATGGGGCCAGCACTCCGAGCAGAAGCCGTGGTGGCCAGCTGTCGACCGACGAGTGGTCGAGTGGCACGAGACACGCGCAGCAGCAGAGAAGGCGGAGGTGGCCGCCATCGCCGCCGAGAAGCCACTCCACAACAAGGCGGGGACGCCAGCGTTCAAGGTGTCGCCAGTCGCCGGAAAGACTCCGACGCGGCCGATCCGGGTTGACCTCGACACCTGGGCAGAGTTCGGTGCGGCGACGGGCAGCATGGGGACGGACCGGAGCGCCGCGCTGCGGTCCTTCATGGACTGGTACCTCCACAAGCCGGGCTCGCGAACCCCGACCCGGCCGAGCAAGAACGACGAGGCGGCCCCGAAGGCGGTGTCCGAATGAGCGCAACGAAGACCGTCGCCGAGGTCGACGCCTTGGCGTCCGCCGCGCACGCCGGCCAGGTGGACAAGATTGGCGTGCCGTACATCAAGCACGTCCGCGCGGTGGCCGCCGGGCTCGCCCCGTTCGGTGATCACCTGGTGATGGCGGGGCTGTTGCATGACGTCATCGAGGACACCGACTGGACTGCTGAGCGGCTGCGCGAGGCTGGCGTCCCGGACCATGTTGTCGCGCTGGTGGAGGCGGTCACGAACGAGCGCGGGGTGCCCTATGAGGAGAAGGTGGCTCGCATCACCGGGCGCGGGCGGGGCGCGGTCCGTCTGAAGATCGCGGACAACGCGCACAACAGCCACCCCGACCGGGCGGCGCAGCTCCCCGAGGAGAAGCGGACCCGACTGGCCGCGAAGTACCGGGCAGCCCGGGACATCCTGTGGCCTGCCGCCGACGACCGGGACATCGAGACCATCGTCCGGATCGTCAACCCGTCGCTGCTCGACGAACTCCGCGAGCGGCAGAACCAGGAGCCCTCATGACCGACCGCCTGGCAGTCTTCCTCCGGACCCAGTTCACGGAGGAACTGGAGAAGGCCCGCTTCGCGAGCAGCACGGTCACCCAGGATCCTGGGCGGTTCGGTGTCGCACCCGAGGACGCCGCGGCGCACGCCCGGTTCTCTATCGCCACCGCCGAGGTGCGCATCGCGCTCCTGGAGGACACCATCGTTCCGCACCTGGGCGCGGAGGGAGCGGCCGACCGGACTGCCGAGTACCAAGTGCGGCTCCTCGCCGCACCGTATGTCGAGCACAACGACTACCCGCACGAGTAGCCGTCGGCCCGCCGGGAGGCGCCCTGAGCGCCCACGACGAGGCCCCCGCACCGTGCTGGTGCGGGGGCTTCGTTGCGTATCAACCGGAGCCGATCAGGTCACCGGTAGGACCCGCTCGACATGGCGTGTACCGAGTTCGACGACTGCCGTGGCGGGGTCTGACCGACCCGCCCGTACACCCTCTCGTGACGGGCGTCCTCGATCGCCTGACGCTTCGCCAACTCGGCTCGCCAGATGCGTTGTTCCACCCACCACCCGGAAGGCTTCTCCGGTTTCTTCGCCTTCTTCTTCTTCGCCATGCTGCCCCTCCCCCTGAGTTGGGGGTCGAGAGTAGCCCCGGCCCGGGAGGGGGCGCTAGACCCCATATGGGCGTTCCTCCCCCGCCACCGCCGCTCCCCCGGCAGAATGCGGTCATGGCGAGGTTCACGGTTCACGGCCGCACCCAGGACGAGTGCCAGCAGGCGCTGGACGACCTGCGCCGGCTGCTGGATGTGGCTGTGACGCTGCCACCCACAGACCGGCTCGGCGGGTCGTGGATCGCCCGAGCAGAGCACAAGACAGCCCCGGACCCCAGAGTCCGGGGCTTCGCCGCGCGGTGAGCCGAAGGTAAACGGCCACCGGTCACGTGAGGTTTCGGGCGTTCACACCATTAGGTGGTCGAGACGGGATCGGGCTCTCAAACGCTTACGGGTGTCGTTGATTCGGGTGGAGCACATCCGTGCTTCACGTTCACGTCACCCCCCACCCGCATCTGCTTGCCGGCGATAAGGGGCGGGGGGTGACGCCTCACAGAGGGATCAGCTATGGATCAATCCCCTGCGGGCCAGGGACTGCATACCCCTGGCCGCGACCTGGCAGCGCCTGGTCGCAGTTCTCATCCGGCCACCGACTCGGTGTTGGTGTTGGTGGGCGGCGTGTCGTTCACCGAGCTGGTCGCCGTGGAGGGGTTGGACCCCTGGTTGGCGATCGGGCCGGCTGTGACGCTGGTTGCGTGCTTGAAGTTCGCGGTGTATGCCCCGGCTGGTGTGGGGTTGTTGCGGGACAAGGTGCTTCGGTTCATCCGTTCCTGACCTCCTCCCTGTGCTGCGCCCCGGTTCGCCAGTTGTTCGCTGGCGTGCTGGGGCGTTTCGCTTGTACACGCTAAGTCAACGTCTATAGCGAATTACAGTTCTTGAATCTGTGACGGCGTCACCCGTTTGGAGGATGTGGTGCTGTGGGTCTAGTCACGGCCCCACACGCTTTGACTATGACTCTGTCATATGCCGGACGGCTGGCAGCGCGACACCATCCGACCTCCTGCGACATGACGAGGCCCCGGACCTTCTGGTCCGGGGCCTCGTCGCGCGGAGGTCTAGTAGTCGTCGCGGCCTTCACCGAGCCGCACCTTCAACTCCTTGATCTTCCCGCTGGTGCTGAGCTCCGCGTACACGTTCCTGTCCCCCTGCACGTTCCCCTCCCGCGCCTGCTTGACGAACTCTTCGAGCTCGTCGAATGTCATGTCCTTGCCTTCGCCGCTGAACGTCAAGCTGAGTGCCATGCGGTCATATTGGCGGGCTGGCACGGGTTGTGCTGCCGGTTCGGGCAAGGTCACGACGCTCACTGGGAGTTAAGTGCGGCGACCGCGTTCCTGGCCGTTTCGACGGCGACACGGCCGACGGCTTCGTCGTGCCCCTTGAGTGCTGCGGCGAGCACGTCGGCGCGGGCACGGTCGGCGGGGTCTTCGTCGACGGGCGGGTCGTAGGAGTATGCCGCGGCGTCGGACGGGACTGGGTCGGTGCCGTGCGGGTCCCGGTCGGATTCCCAGGCGACCGGGAAGCCAGCAGGGAGGAAGTCCTCCTTGAGCCACAGTTGGATGCTGACCGTCCCGGCGGCGTGTTCCTTGCGGAAGGCGTTCACGATCGGTTCGGAGGCTTCCCAGTCGTCGAGCGGCTCGTCGAACGACGCGAACCCGGCGGCCAGCAGGGGGCCGCGCGAGTCACGATCGGTGATCCGCCAGGCGTAGGTGCGTACTTCCATGTCAGTCGTCCCAGGACATGTCGGGGACGGCCGGGAGCCCGGCGGCCTCCCGGCGGGCCATCTCGGCGCGCACCGAGTCGGCGGCCTCCGGGCTGAGACCGGGGGCGGTCTGGCCGAGGAGCGTGTCGGCGTGGGCGTCCGGCTCGTGGTCGTCGCCGAGGTAGGGCTGGGTCATGGTGGGGCCTCTCTGGTTGGTGTTGGTCGCCTTACCCGCGCTCGGCTCGGTGGAGTCCGGGCGGGTGGGGGCGTGTGGTGGTGAGTCGAATTTCGTGACAGGTGTGACGCCTGGTATCTGGCGGGTTCTTCTAAACGGTCGCCATTTGCCGCTGAATGACCTGGGCGGCCTCTTCCCACTCGCCCTCGGTGAACGACCGCGGCGCCTCGCCGGTGGGCCGCGAGTCGATGGCATTGACCGGGGTGAGGAGCGGGGTCTCGCCGTCGAAGTCGCCGAGGTGCTTCCACACGGTGCCGCGCCCGTCGTAGGCGGCTTCGGCGGGCAGGAAGTGGTCACGCAGGTCGAACTCCTCACCGGTTCCGGGGTGAACCCACCGGTTGGCCTTCTCGGCGGCTTCGGCGCACCGCTGGCACTGGTTGTCGTAGGTGAGGTGCTGGCCGCAGTAGTAGCCGCCGCAGCCGTGCTCGTCGCCGCCGGGGTTCTTCCCGCAGAGGCAGCCGAGCCCTCGGTCGATCTTCTCTTCGCAGCCGGTCTCTTCACAGATGGCCTCGACCGCGTATCCGGCCGGGATGGTTTCGCCGTTGCGGCTGATCTCGTAGCTTGCGTATCCCATGGCGTGCCTCCTTGGTTGATGGTCCCGCCGGGTGCGGGGTGAGTGGTCGAGATGGGTGTCAGCCGCGTGTCGTGTTCCGGGTGTTGGCGATGACGCCGCGGGTGGTGCTGGTGACGGTGCGGGTGTCCTGGTGGACGGTGCCGTGGTAGTGCTGCACGACCGGCTGCGGGGCCGCCTGGTTGGCGTCCTTGACCTTCGCGACCAGCCGAGCGACGGCGAGCGCGACTGCGGCCGGCGACCCGAGGATGATCCCGAGGGTCAGCGGGTCAACCTGGCCGACGAGCCACACCGCAACCCCGACCGGCAGGGACGCGACGCTGACCGCTTTGAGAACCCCGCTGCTGTCGATAGCCCACTGCGACATGGCTGGCTGGCCAGGCTGCTGCACCGGCGGGGTCGGACCGACCGCGGGGAGCCGGGTGGTGTCGCGGTACGAGGTGGCCTTCTCAATCTGGATCTCGTCGATGGCCGCCATGAGCTGGTCGGCGTTGCGGCGGATGGCGGGGTTGGGCTGCCCGGCGACGGGCTGCTCGGGCAGCTGCACGGCGGTCTCCTAGTGGTTGCGGTTGCGGCGGGTGCGGGTCGAGCGCCAGCCCAGAGGGCCGGGCAGATCGAGCGAGGTGGTGCGGCGGCCGGTGCTGCTGATCGTGTGTCGGGGGCCGCGGCCGGCCCCGAGGGTGATCGACCAGGACAGCCGGTTGATGTTGAGCCGGACCCCGGGCAGGATCCGGAAGCTCTTGCGGAACGTGATCGGCATGCAGGTCTCCTATGCGGTGGTGGTCTGGTCGGCGCGGTGCTTTCCGGTGCCCGCGCAGAGCGGGCAGACGGTGGTGGTGTGCTGGCTGTTCCGGGCGGAGTAGAGGGCCCCTTTGCCGCCGCAGCAGAAGCACACGCCGCGGGTGGCGGCAGCTTTCTGGCCGAGTGGGGTGTTCTGGGCTTCCCACTCTTCGTCGGTCATCGAGGACGTCTCGTCGGTCTTGGTGACCGGCTCTCCTGTGGTGACGGGCTTGGGGTCGGTGGCCGGCTGGTCGGCTCCTTGTCCGTACCAGGCGCCGCCGACGGTCTTCCCGCCATGCTTCTTCTTCTCGTGCTCGCGGAGCGCTTTGGTGGCCTCCTTGGCGTCCCGGAACTTCGGCTTCTCCTTCTTGCCGCAGGGGCAGGTCCAGCCGACGAGCCCGGTGCGTTTGTCGGGGCTGAACCGGGCGGCGAGGGCGACCTTGACCCGACTGGCCCTCGCCTTCGTCGGTTTGGCAGGGCAGGGCTTGGACCCGGTGAACGCGCCGTCCTTGCCCTTGGTGAAGATCTGCCCGTTGCCGTGGCAGGTGGGGCACCCTTCGTGGGTCATGCGGAGGATCGCGGCGTCTTTGCGGCTCATGACGGTGGTTTTGTGGGCGTCCATCTGGGAGGCGGCGAGGATGGCCATGCGCATGCCGAGCCGGGCGTGCAGGGGCACCGACTTGGGGACGGTGAGCCCTTTGCCGATGCGGGCGCGCGGGACGGGCTTCCGGCGGCGTGCGGGCGGCTTCCGGGGGGCGGTGGTGGTCTTCGCGGGCATGATCGGCGGATCCTCTCGTCTGACTTCGCATATATGGATCAATAGGGCGTCTATGGGCCGTCTAGTCCCCGGCTATGGGCCGTCTATGGCCCGGCTACCTGCGGTGATGCGTTTCCGGGTAGCCGGGGCCTAGACGGGGCGAAGACGGGGGTTAGGCGGCCTCAAGACGGGCCTTAGACGGGTCGATCAGCCCCGCCGCGGCCTGTTCGACGGCCGCCCGGGACCATCCGCGGACCTGCGGGTTGTCGGCCCACTTGCCGCGGCCGGCCTTCACCATGGGGGCGTGCGACTGGAGGATCCGGGCGAGCTTGGCACTGTCCATCTCGGGGACCTCCATGCCGTCGAGGGCCGGGAGAAGCACTTCGCTGGTGGGCAGGAAGGTGGCCTCGTGCTCCTCGAAGGTCCGCAGTAGCTGCGCGACGACCACGGCGTGGTGGTGGCTGATGCCGTCGAGCCGGTCGGCGAGGTTGGCCCGCTGGCCGCCGCCGGTGAGGGTGACGCCGGCCTTGAGGAGCGTGTCGGAGTCCATGGCGGTGACACCGGCGGCGACGCGGTCGGGTACGGCTGCAGCGATCTGGTCGCGGGTGTATTTGGCGAACTGGTAGCGGATGGCCCGGTTGAACGGCCCGCCCATGATCATGGCTTGGCCTGCGTCGTTAGCGACGGGACCGACGGCGGGCTTCATGCGGTCGGGGCGCCACCCTTCCTTACCTGCCCCAGGGCCGAAGGCGATCTTGATGTCTTCGAAGCGGCAGGCCATAAGCAGCCGGTACGCGATCAGCATCGCGACGGCGTCACCGAGGGCGTCAGCGGTCGCTTCCTGCCCGGCCATGATCAGGTAGATGCCGTACTGGCGGCCGGTCCGCAGAATCTTGATCGCCAAGTCCTTGCCGCGGGGGCTGAGCTGGATGAACTCATCGACGTTGATGTACAGGTTCGGGTGTGTCGCGGTGGCGTGCCACCGGTCGCCCATCTTCAAGCTGTCCATGAGGTGGCGGCGGGCGGACACGTAAGAGAGGGCCTCCTCAAGCGCTTCCTCGCACTCCTCCGGGGTCCGGGCCCGGCGGGACATGAGGTCCCCGAACTCGGAGAGCCCGCCTTTGATCGGGTCGAGGTCCCACACCGTGGCGTCCCGGCAGGCGGTGAGCGCCTCATTGATCGCCCGCAGCGCACCCAGCGTCTTACCGGCCCCCATCGCGCCGATGATCAGAGCACAGAACCCGTCCAGAGTCAGCTCGAACGGTGACCCATCCATGGTCCGCCCCATGACGACCACGTCGTGAACCGACAGGGACCGCGGGGCGTGAACGGCCGGAGCGGGCATGTCGGCGAACGGGTTCGACTGGACGAGGCGGGCGGTAATGCGAGACTTGTCCGTCGTGTCGGGCTCCATCATGAACCCGCCGTCGGGCAGGCCCAGGTCGGATTCAAGGTCGTCGGCCACAGCCATGACCTTGCCGGGAGTGGAGCCCTGCAGAGTGACGTCGAGCTCCCAGCCCCAGTTCCTTGCGCCGACGATAGTGATGGCTCGGGTGCCGATGCCGTGGGCGGCCAGGGCTCGGGAGATGCATTCGATGACCTGCTCCCCGCCGACGCAGTACGACAAGGGGAACGGCTCGTCGGAGCCGATGGCGTCCTGCTCGGCGATGACCTGGGCAGCTTCCAGGCCGGGGGCGTTGAGCCGGTACCGCCCGTACAGGGCGGTCGCGGTGGCGGCGATGGCCCCGGTGATGGTGGGCGGGATCATCCACGAGTAGTCGAGGGCGGTCATGCCTGCGCCGGCGACGAGGGCGATCCATCCGGCGACGTTGAGGGCGGCGGTGACACCCGCGGCGTAGCCGAGGAACCGCCACCGGGACCGGCGCACGATCTGCACCTTGTTCCAGTCAGCGCCCTTGTTCATCCCGCCCAGAACTTCCTGAAGGTCGCGGGCACGGACGTACCGGTAGCCGAGGTACGCACCTGCTTTCAGCCCGGCCCAGAACCATCCGCCGGCAACCAGGGATCCGTAGGCGGTGAGGCCCACTGCCCGCCCGGTTACCGAGGCGACGACCATAGCTGCCGACCCGGCCCGGTGGAGGACGGGGGTGCGGTCCGGGAACGGGATGAGGACACCGGGGGCGATGTCGTCGACGGTGCCGTCAGCGTTGTGGACGAGCTGCCCAGGGATGACCTTCTCGGTCCACTCGACGGGGATCGTCAGCGGCTCGGCTTCGGTGCTCACTTCTGCTCCTCGATGGAGGCGTTCGACTGGCGCTTCGCGTCGGCTGCGAGGGCTCGCGCGACGGGGTGGAACTTGGGGGTGTCGTTGGGCTTCCGGCGGGGCGGCGTGGGCCGGTATGAAGATCGCCTGCCGGGGTCCTTCACTTGGATCACACGCTGCGACGATGCAGGCCTGCTCGGCGTGTTCGCGGGGTCGCGTTCGAGGACCCGCTGCATGTGCTTCGCGGCGGCGTTGCGGGCGCTGACGCTGTTCGCGGTGACGCCCGGATTCGCGGCGTGGAGGTCGGCCCACGTCTGCTCCCAGATGGGCTCGGTGACCGTGGTCTCGCCCTTAGCGATGGCGAGCTTCAGTGCGTACTTCCACTCGTTTGGGAACTCCTGGGCACGCTGCTCAGCGAGCCGCTTCTCGATGGCCTCCATGGCCGCCTTCCGGGCCTTCTCGCGAGCCTCCTCACGGGCCTGCTGCGCGGCCTTGGCAGCGGCCAGATCCTTCTCCGCCTTCTTCGCCGCGCGCCGCTCCCGCCGGGTGGGCACACCGTCACGTCGCCGGATCCGACCGTGCTCGTGGAGGTCCCACACTCCGGGGCCGGCGAGCGACGCAAAAGCAGTGCCGAAGGCAGTCGCCGGGTCGAACGCGTCCAACCCGTGCTTCAAGTTGATCCCGGCGGCGATGAACGCGAACACCCAGGCGACGGTGCGGTAGTGCCAGTGCGGGCGGTTCGCGGCAACAGCTGCTGCAGCGCCCTTGGTGACTACGAGCGCGGCGCCTTCGAGCATGAGCGGGGCGATGACGAGCCACCAGGCGGTCGGGTCCCAGAACGCTGCGATCTGCACCGGAAGGGCGACGACCGCGCACACGGCGTAGAACATGACCGCGTAGAAGCGCCAGGTGCTGGCCGCCTTGGCGACGTCCGCTTCGGCGGCTGCCGCGGTCTGCTGCTGCTCGTGGTGGGCACGCTCGTCGTCCTGGTGGCCGCGCTCTGCTGCCGCTCGCTTCCGTTCGGACTCGGCGATGCGGGCGTCGCGGGCTTTCTGCTCCTCGATGGCGCGGGCTTCGGCCTTGTCGTTGGCGAGCTTCAACTTCCGGGCTTCCTCAGCCGCCTTGATCTTCGCGGCCTCGGCCTCGGCTTCGGCGCGGATGCGCTGCTCTTCGGCGTCGGCGTAGGCCTTGGTGCGGATCGCGTCGGCCTCGGCCTGGGCGACAAGGTCGATGGCGGGGGCGGCCAGTTCGGGCTGGGGCTCGGGTTCGGTGGTGGCGACCGGCTCCTCGGCGGGCGCCAAGAGCGTCTGCCACTCCGTAATCACGGGGATGCGGCGGCGGTGGCCGTTCACCTGGGGCGGGCTGGTCGTCACGACGGTTCGGTTCCTTCCTGGGGTGGATGGTCAGGCGGTCTTGCGGCGGGTGGGGAACCAGAGGCGGCGCTTCGGCTCGGGCTCGGCGGCGGGCGGTACGGACGCGGACTCAGCCGAAGGCATGGGGAGTGCCCGGCACGTATCGGCGTGGGACTGCGCCCACTCCCGGGCGTTGCGGTCGCCCTTGTCGCGGTCCTGGAAGTCGACGTAGCCGCCGGTGCTGCTGGGGTACTGGTTGCGCCAATGGCTGCGCTCGGTGGTCAGGCACCCGGTGCACGTACTACGGGTCGCCTTGGTGTCCTCGGTGATAGCGACGTGCGTGAGGTCGACGGTGGCACCGCCGATGGTGAGGTAGCGGGCGATGACGTTCTCGGGCCAGGCGGTCTGCGCGATCATGGCGGTGCCCTTCGGGTTAGCGGTTCGCGGTCTGCGTCTTGAGCCAGTCCGCAACGTCGGCGGCGAGTCCGCCGTCGTCTTCCGGCTGGTCCGGGTAGGGGTCGTCGTCTTCGTCGTCGGGGTCGTCACCGCAGCACTGGCACTCCAGGTCCGACCAGATCCGGCCGGACTGCCACAGCCCGTGGGCGAAGGCGCCGATCATGTCGAGCGCCCAGAACGGTCCGGCGACGAATAACGCGGCGGCGAGGATGTGGTGGCCGGCCGGGGTGCCGGTCGAGGTGACGGCCGCGGCGGCGATGACACCGGCACTGGTCCACCGGTGGTGGCCCCGGTTCAGGAGCACCATCCGCGGGTGGCGGACAAGGTCCCGGGTGAGGCAGATCAGGTCGGCGACAGGGCGGGGCAGGTTCATGTGGGGCTCCCAGCGGTGGCGTGTTGGCGGGCGCGGTGAAACTCGGCGACGAACTCGTCGGTGATCCCGGCCCCGACGAACCCGCTGACCGGGGGCCGGCCGAGGCGTTGGGCCGCCCACAACTCCAGGAAGATCAGGCGGGTGGCCAGGTAGTTGACGACCGGGCGGGCGCAGCGGACCAGGAGGACCACCACCCCCAGCACGGTCATCACAGCCAGGGCAAGAAACCGGAGGGTCCACACCCGCACCCCAGTGGCGGTACGCCGGAACCATCCGGGCTTCGCGGTGATCAGGTACGGGTGCACGGGACTACCGGCTGGTCTCGGCGGCGAGCGCAGCGGCGGCCTTGGCAACCTCGGCGTAGACGGCGGCAAGCCCGCCATAGGTGGCGACGCGGCCGTGGTTGAACTCGTCGGTGCCGCGCTCGCTGTTGGCGTACCGGTCGGCCCGGTCGGCGTACTTCACAGCCTTCGCCAGCGCGTGGGCGCCGATCTCCTGCGGGGTCTTGGTCGTCTCGGTCTGCGTGGTCATGGCGGGGTCTCCTTGGGTCAGGCGGCGAGTGCGAGTGCGGCAATGCAGATGGCGGTGATGTGTGCGGTCTGGTCGACGTGGGCGGACCCACCGTTCTGCGCCCACCCGGTTTGCCGGGCGAACCTCATCCAGCGGGCGACAGGCCACCGGCGGTCGATAACGGCGTGCGTACCGGCAATCCACAGCAGGGCTGCGGCGGCGGGCAGGAGGCCGAGGTCCAGGCCGAGGGCGATCTGCCCGACCAGCAGGACCAGCACGGAGACCACCAGGTGCGTTCCGGCGTGGGCCAGGCTGGCCCGCCACCCTGCCGCCCCACCGTCCGCCTTGTGCTTGGCCTGGTGATCCGTCTGAAACGGGTAGTCCGCGAGCAAATGGGCGACGCACAGCAGCACGAACAGGGTGGCGAACACGGGTGGCCCCTACTTGCCGGTGATGGGCTGGCCGGACTCCAGGTAGGCCTTGGCCCGGGCCATCTCCTCGCGGGTCAGGGACTCCGTGATGACCTGCTTGGTCCCCGACTGGGTTCCGGTGACGATCGCGGCGGCCACAGCAGCCTGGGCGCACTGCCTGTCCGTCTTACGTCCGAACATGGGGTTCTCCTTAGTGGTGTTGGGTCCGGGTGACTCCCGGGCCACTCCGCCGCCACCAGCCCGGGGTTGGGGACGACAGGGCAGGCCGGAGGTCAGGCCGCAGCCGGCGTCGACAGCCCGTCCAGCTCGTCCAGCAGCCGCGGCCCGAACGGCTGCGCCGCGTCGTGCTCGGCGGCCAGGTTCCGCAGCCACCGCTGGATGCCGTAGTCGCCGCGGGCCGCCACGTAGTGGGTGACGATCTCCGCCGCGTCGATACCGTCCGCCTCCTGGCGGGTCAGGTCGATGTCGGCGTTGAGGATGTCCCGGCCGGCGCCGTGGATCGTTGCGGAGATGGTGGCGAGGTCACCGGAGAACAGGTCGGTGACGTTCGAGACGTAAGGAGACATGGGGGTGCCCTTCGAGTGGGTGGTGGAGTGAAGAAGAAAGGTGGGGGTGGAGAGCCGCTCCCGCCCGGGACGGGGGTCGGACACCGGGCAGGAGCGGCGGACTAGGGGGTGCTACCGGCGGCGGGCTTCCTGCCGGGCCATCTGCGCCCGAACATCAGCCGCAGCCTGGTAATCGCGGCGGCAGGCGTCCGGGGTGGCGGGCTCCGCGACGATCGTGTTCTCGCGGGACTGCTCGGCCGTGGCGCTCACTGGATCTCGCCGCGCATGACGGCCATCAGGAAGTCGTCCAGGATGATCGGCGCCACGTCGGGGCGGGACGAGTCGCGCAGTTCCAGCAGGCCACCGGACTCGGCGGCCTCCCGGATCAGCGGGCCGTTCAGGTTCGACATGTCGACCTGGGCCGGGCGGCGGAAGTGCGTCGATTCCCGGTGGGCGTCGACGTCCGCCTGCGACATCGGATAGTCGTTGGTGCTGCGGTTCGTGCTGGCGAGCTTGGGCATGGCGGGGTCTTCCCTCCGGAGAGCGACTGCCAACTTTCTTGGCACTTCGATAGTGGCACAGCGAGAGCGCAGAGTGCAACTAACTTGGCACTGCGAGTTCAACGGCGAGCGCCTATTCAGTTGGCGGTAGAACGTGAGACCATTCCGGACATGACAGGTACGCCCGCGAGGCTCGACGAGAAGGAACGGCAGCCATGGCTGCGACGGCTTGACCGAGCCAGCTCGGCGCACGAGAAGACGCGCCGACAGCTCGACGAGCTCGTCGCCGACGCGCGCGCCGCCGGCGTTCCATTGACGTCGATTGCGGAGCACACCCCCTACAGCCGGGAGTGGGCGCGGAAGATCGCCGACGAAATCGATCGGCAGCGAAAGGCCTGAGCCCCGATCGGGAGGAGTCCCTGTCATGCCCTCAAGTCAACCGGCGGCCGGCTTACCGGACCATGAGCGCAAGCGGCGGCCAGCAGCACACCTGCCGCCCGGTCGGCGCGCTTCCGGCAGCGGGTCGGCACGGATCACGAAGAACGCCACCAACGAGACAGCTGGGGCCGGATAGTGAACGTCATCGATGCATGGGACGGCCGGAAGGCCTGCGCTCTACAGCAGGCATTCCGGATGACCCAGGAAGCGTTCGCCGATCACCTTGGGGTGTCGGTGCGCACCGTGGGGAAGTGGCACGCCGAGCCTGACGGGGCGCTGCGGCCGGACATGCAGCAGATCCTTGACACTGCCTACGAGAGGGCCGCCGACACTGTGCGCCACCGGTTCAACCTGCTGCTCAGGCCAAGTCCTGCGGCCACTCCCGCCCAGTCCCTGCGGGTCGCTATCGCCGTGGTTCTGCGCGGGGCCGAGGTGCTCCTTGTGTGCCGCCGCGGCGACGACGCGCTGTCCTGGCAGTTCCCGGCCGGGATGTGCAAGCCGGGCGCCGCCGTCACCGCGGTGGCTGTGCAGGAGACCCACGCGGAGACCGGGGTCCACGTTGCCGTCCGCGAGGAGCTCGGCACCCGGGTACACCCGAAAACCGGGGTGCTCGCCAGCTACGTCCTCTGCGACTATCTCGCCGGTGAGGCCAGCAACCTGGACGCGGTCGAGAACATGGACGTCGCCTGGGTGCCCCTCGCCAGCCTGACCCGGTTCATTCCGGCCGAGAACATCTACCCCCCGATTCTGAGTGCCTTGGAGGCAGCGTGACCGAGCAGACTGTTCAGCCCCCCGTCTCCACGGCGATCATCGTGGACGGCGGGCGGGTGCTGATGATCCGGCGGCAGGTGCGGGAGGGAAAGTTGCTGTGGGCATTCCCCGGCGGCGGCATCGAGGGCGAGGAGACTCCGGAGCAGGCCGCGGTCCGGGAGACGGCTGAGGAGGTCGGCCTGGAGGTCAAGGCCGTGCGCATCCTCGGCGACCGGGTCCACCCACAGACAGGGGTGCCGATGACCTACGTGGCGTGCGAGCTGATCTCCGGTGACGCGATCGTCGGGGACGCCGAAGAGATCGCCGCCGTGGCGTGGATCCGGCACGGGGACATCCCGGAGTACGTGCCGTATGGGCTGTTCGGGCCGGTGCAGGACTACCTCGACGAGGCACTTCCCGCTGACGCTGACGCTGACGCTGACCGAACGTAACAAAGCCCCTCACCCGCTCCGGGGTGAGGGGCTTCCGCATGCAGCTGCGACGGACTTAGGGCTTGGCCAGGAGCTTGGCGAGCTGAGCGACGGCCTCGGGATTCATGTTGCGCCGGATCGCCTGCGCCGTGCTCTCCGGGCTATCCACTGGGACGGACACGAGCTTCCGGCGAAATCCTGCCTTCACCATCGCGGCGTGGGTGGAGAGACGGCCAGCGAGAACATCGGCGTGAAGGTCAGGGCGGTCCTTGCGGAGCCGTCGGAGGCCAGCTTCTTTGGACGTTCCGGAAGGATGACCGACAAGCTGTATGTTATCCAGCTTGCTCCTGTCGCCGCCGTGCTTGGCCTTCACTGCTTGATCAAGAAGATCCTGGGCCTCGGCGCGCCCCGCCGCATCTTCGATCGAGTCCAGCATCTTCTCGATGAGTCGCATCGACGCCCCGAGCCCCTTCAGCGGCGGCTTGGTCACGAAGTGCTCGAAGTGCGCGTATTCCACCTGCTCGCCGCGCTGCGTCGTGAACGAACGCCAAGATCCCTCTCGCAGGACCCGTACCAGCAGCGCCGGCCCAGTCTTGAGGCCGTGTTCACCTTCCCGGAGGGCCGATCCGAGCGCCTCCACGAGGGCAGCGTTCGCCCGCAGGTTCGACGTCACGCTCCCCCCAGCCACTCGGCAAGGGTCTGGCGCATCTTCTCGAGCTCTTCGACCGTGGCCTTGGAGCGCTTCGGATGCCCCGCCTTCAGTAGGTCGATGTTGATGTCCTTGGGGGGCCGCTTCCGACGGTAGGCGAGCTTCCGGGCGAGAGTCTCGACTTCCTGCCGCAGCAGCTTCTCTCGCCGGTAGTGCGGGATCTCCATCGCATTGGCAGGAGCAGGTGCGGGCGCTTCCTGGGCGGCTGCGACCGTCTCGGCCTGGGCGCTTTGGGCTCGCAGCAGGGGAACCAAGTTGGCTGCGAACGCACGCGGAATGCCCAGCTCTTGGGCCTTCTGCTGGGCTGCCGCCAGTTCCTCTGCCGAGACTTCATCGCCGCGGAGAATGGCGCGGTCGAACACTGACTCCGATGCCGACAGCGGGGTTCGGAAGTCGAGCATGCCTTGCCCTTTCGTGCCGTCCCCCTCCTTCTGGGCCTTCTCGTCCTCTTGGGCGGCGATCTCCAGCTGATGCCGCAGCTCTTCCTCGATCTCGCGAGCGTGCCGCATCAACTCGGGCACCGCGGGGATCAGGAGCCGGGCGTTGATTTCCTCGTCGGGGCGGGTACGAACGAACCGCCCGACGACCTGCCGGTAGAAGAGTGGCGTCTGCGTCTTGGAGGCGTAGACGCCGACAGCGAGGCGCGGGATGTCAACACCTTCGGAGATCATCTTGACGGCGACGATCCAGCGGCCGGTGCCCTTCCGGAACTGATCGATCTGCGCTTTTGCGATACGACTGCCTGGGTCACTTTTCGGATCGGAGACAACAACTGGCGGTCGCGTCCCGGTGATCTGCTCTAGGAGGTCTGCGTAGCCCTTCGCGTGCCATTGCCGCTCGGCGATGACCAGTCCCGCCGCGTCAGGAACATCCTCCCGGAGCTCGCCCAGCATCTCGTCTGCCTGCGCCAGGATCGACGGCATCCAGGCGTACTTCGGCTCGTAGACGGTGTCGAGGGCCGCCGAGACGTCCTCATCCGGCATGTTGGCGCCGAGTTTCGCGGTGAACTCGACGCTGACATCGGACTTACCGTTCTCCTCGAACGTGGTGCGCTTCAGGCGCGCAGGGTCCGTCCACCTGGCTTCGCCGTCGTAGGCGTGGAACTCGATGCGCCGGCAGACTCCGTCGGCAACGGCGGCGCCGTATTCGTAGGCGTAGTCGACCGCCACGGTTCCGTCGCCGTCATAGCGGACGAAGGGAATGGGGGAGGTCGCGTCCCGCCGCCACGGTGTGCCCGTGAGGCACAGTCGGTGTACAGCGGGCTCGACCGCGAGCTGGAGGGCATCCCCCCAGGACTTGTTGTCCCCGGCGTGGTGGATCTCGTCCAGGATGACGAAGGTCGGCTTCCGCATGGCGTGGCGCATGAGGCTTCCGCCCGTACCGAGCAGCTGCTGATAGGTCACGACGGTGCCGACGTATCCAGCCTTGCTGTACCCGTCGCTGTCTCCGGGTGGAACGGGAAAGAGCTTGAGGCCGGCCGCAGCGGCTTCGTCCGCCCACTGGCTTCGCAGGTTGTCCGACGGTGCTACTACTGCAACGCGCTCGACCACTCCTTGCTGCATGAGCTCCTTGGCGAGGTGGAGGGAGAACTTGGTCTTCCCTGCGCCCGGCGTTGCGGAGACCAGAAAGTTCTTGGAGTTGGAGGCGTAGAAGGCGTCCACGGCGCGTCGCTGCCATTGGCGGAGCTGCATCTGCGGTTTGGAGCCTTTCCTTAGGTTGCAGGCCGGGCAGAGGGCTTGCCCGTTGAGAACATCGGTGTCGCCGCCGGCGGAGTACGGGGACACGTGGTCCCCGTGCCATCCGGCTTCGAGGGGCGCTCGGCATTCCTCGCAGTGCCCGTCCGCAGCGAGGAAGAGCGCCCCTCGCTCTGAGGAGTTGAAGCGGCGCCGTTGGGTGCTTGAGGGTTCAGCAGGCATGAAGTAACCGCCTCTTGGGTCATGTTGACCAGATGCTCACATGATATTCACCAAGTTGGTCGACCGTGGCGCGATAGACGGAAAGATCCGACTGGAGATCTTTTACCCGTCGGTAGTTGGACATCTCGATGCAGGCCCGCTGCCGACGGCCCGGCATGCCCGGACTGCGACAAGGTCACCCGCCGGCGGGACGTGGTCGGCTCGGACGCGTTGCCGACGACGACGCTCCGCCAGCGGTGCCACCCGGCGATGCGCATCTGAGCTGGGGTTTCTGATGGGTTCTCACTCTTCTGGGTGACACCCCTTCCCATAACGCCTCACCGTGAGGCATTATGGAGTTATCGCCACCGAGGGAGACCCGATGAACACCACCGCCGCCGCACTCCAGGCCAACGTCACCGCTGCCACCATCCGCGCCTGGGCTCGCCGCGGTGCCATCGCCGCCATCAAAGCCGCCGGCCGGTGGGTCATCGACACCGCCTCCCTCGCCCGCCGCATCGCCATCGGCGCCCGCCGCACCCGGAAGCAGGTCAACGTGCTCGACCTCAACGCCACCTATGCCATCGCCGAAGGCCCCCACGCGGGCACCACGATCACTCCGAAGGTTCGCACCCGCCAGCGCGGCGACGAGACCATCACCGTCATCCGCGGCCTGGCCCCGCTTCTCGCCGACCGCATCGACGCCATCACCGACCTCGGCGACCGACTCCACACCCTCACCGTCCTCATGAACGCCTCCATCGCCCTCTCCGACACCGAGGGCGACTTCGGGTCCAACGGGGTCAGCTTCCGCGACAACGGGCGCATCTCCACCAGCTACGCCGGAACCCGCGACCTCCCGGTCGAGACCGTCCTCGACCTTGCTGAGCAGCTCCGCACCCAGCTCGCCAAGTAGCCAACCCCGCCCACGCGAAAGGCCTGACCATGCCCGTACAGCTGCCGCCCGTCCCGACCGACGTTCCCGTCCTCGTCGAGAGTTCCTTCTCCGCCAACTACGGCCCCGAGCACCACGGCGTTGATGTCGCCGCACAGTGGTGGTGCGAGGCGACGCGCCGGCCCCGTCGCGGTGATGCGGTGGCCGCCGTGACCGCCCCCGGCGCGGGCCAGGCCCGGCCCCTGCTCCAGTTGACGCTCAACGCGGACGACTTGGACGAGGCCGAGGCCGTGGGGCACTACGCCATCCGCGTCGCCCGCCCCCTCATGCGGCTGGTGACCGACGGGAACGACAGTGCGGCCCTTGCCGAGTTGAAGGGGCTACTGTCATCGGCCGGCCCGCTCGGCGGCGGCTCGTCGGCTGCTTGGCATCGGGTCAACGAGTGGCTGCCCGCCGCCCGGGCCGCGGGCCGGGTGCAGGACATCCCCGAGCTGGAGCTGCTCGGCTACGGCCGCCCTGTGGAGCTGTGGACGGTGAGCATGGTCGCGAAGTTTCTGGGCTTCACCGGGCCGTCCGCGAACGGCAGCGCCCGTAAGCAGCTGTCCCGGTGGGGTATCGAGTCGCAGGGCCGGGAGCCGGGCCGGCGGGGTGAGTCCCAGTATTCGGCTGACGAGGTGCGGGCGAAGCAGGCTGCTCGCCCTGGGCGGGGACGGCATGGTGCGACCCGCGACGGCGGCCGGTTCGCGGAGCCGCAGGACAGCTAGCCCCGCACGCAGCGAAGCGGCCCCTGCCCGTCTGGGTGGGGGCCGCGGTGCGTCCTAGACGCTTTCGCCTGTCCACATGCGGATCAGGACGTACACGATGACGACGGTCACAGGCAGCCCGATGACCCAACTGATTGACCAGGCACCCCAGATGACGGCTCCCAGGATCAGCAGCAGGAGGACAAGGAGCCCTCCGACGATAATGGCGGCTCCTAGGCCGACAGCGGCAACGCCCACGAGGCCGGCCAGTTGCCCTGCGGCTTTGACTTTCTCGCCGGTGGTCGGTGGCTGTTCGGTTTCGTCCATCGCGGGTCCTCTCTGTGTCAGGGCGGCAACGTACCCGGATCAGCAGGGGTGCGGGGTGCGTTCGGCGATGCGTGCTCCGGGGCCGAGTGCGACCCCCTCTTTCAGTTGGCCGGCGCGTTGCGCAACGGCGTGTTCGGCGTTGGCGGCTTTGCAGGCCGGGCAGGTGGGTTCGCCGCGGCGGAGGTGGCGGAGGTAGGCGGCCCGGTCGCCGCAGTCGGGCCGGCTGCCGATGAGGTGGTGGAGGTGGCCGAGGTGGACGGCGTGGGTGATGTTCGTGGCCCGCAGGGTGTGGCAGATGATCCGCTCGTGGTAGCTGATCGTGGCTACGGCGAGGTGCATGGTGTGGGCGATCTGCGGCCCGGTGAGGCCTTGGGCACGGTGCCAGAGGATGGTGCGCTGCCGCGGTGACAGGGCGTTCATGGCCGCCTCGACTTGATGTTGCCGGCGGGGTCGAGGTGTCCGTCGGCCTGGGCGAGCATCCGCATGGCCCGGCCGAGGACGGTGGCTGGCTGCTGGCCGCGGTACAGGCGGAGCAGCCGTGACGTTGCCGGGTCGAGGCGGACGGTGAGTGGGCGGATCATGTGGGCTCCTTCGTCACGGCCGGCCTGCATACGCAGGCGCAGTGGAGGCTGGGGCTGCCCTCGGGGCAGGGTTGGCAGGGGCCGGGGTCGGGTCGCCCGCACCCACAGAGGTCGGCTGGCGGGTTGAGGGCGGCACGGATGAGGTGGGCGCAGCACGATCCGACCGGGCCGGCGTCCACGGCCTGGCGGACCCGGGCGACGACCGTCCGAAGGTGCTGGAGCTCGCTGTCGGTGATGGGGTCGGTCATGGTTCTCCTCATGCGGGTGGGCCGCTGGCTGCTCGGTGGGAAACTGGGCAGATGTCGGTGGAGATCGCGGTGTGGTTGAAGCGGGTTGCGCGCGAGGAGGAGCGGGTGGAGCAGGGCGGCTCTGTGTCCTCTGCTGTGTCTCGGGAGGACTGGGTTCGTCAGTTGCGGATCACGCGTGAGGTTCTGGTCGGGCATCTCCTTGATGACCTGCGCGGGTGCCGGGTGCGGTAGCAGGGTCAGGCGGTGGCTGCGCGCCCGGTGGCGCGTGCGGCCCGGCACCGGGGGTACGGGCAGTCAGTCACCGGGGGCAGGTGGTGCTTCTCGCACATGGCCCGGGAGTCGACGCACTGCCCGGCGGTCAGCCGGACCACGTCGGCCTCCAGGTTGGCGATGCGTTGGAGGAGTTCGCCTTCGTAGCGGTCGGCGTCGGCCGCGTCGGCACGGCGGACCTTCTCGGCCGAGACGACGGCTCCAGCCCACTTCTGGCAGTCGGCCCGGTACTGGTCGCGTTCGTCGTACAGGGCGTCGAGGGCGTCGCTGGTGAGGTCGTCGAGCGGGATGCGGGGCTGGGTGGTCACCGGGCCCCCTCGGTGAGTGCGGCTCGGATGCGGGCGGTCGCGGCGTGGATGGCCGGGTTGGTGGTGGCGGTGGTGAGGATGACGAGGGCGGTGACGAGGAGCACGGCGGTCACCAGTCCCCCTCGGTGGTGTAGATCCGCAGGCCATCGGCCGGGGTGTCGGGGTGGTCGGCGCAGTTGGTGCAGCACGTGCCGTTGGCGTCGGTGGTGTAGTCGGGGCCGAGGTCGACACCGCAGATGGTGCAGGTCATGTCGGGTCCTTCCGGGGTGTCGGGGTGGCCGCCGGGTGGGGCGGCCACCCACAGGGACAGGGGCGTCAGACGGCGGGGGTGGTCGGCCCGGTGCGGCTGTCGAGGTCGCGGACCCAGGCGGCGCACACGGCGGCGATCTGGACCAGCTCGGTGCGGAGCGCGGCCGGGTCCTTCTCGGCGAGCGCTTCGTAGACCTCCTCCAGCAGGACGTCCCGCCAGGCGAGGACTCCGGACTGGGCGTTGCGGTCGGCCTGGTTGCGGTAGCGGCGGGCGGCGTGCTCGTAGACGGGGAGGCCGGTGCCGTCGGGGTGGTGCTGCTCGCCGAATTTGGCGAGCTGGCGGGTGCGCTCGGCGTCGATCTCCTCGGCGAAGTCCTTCACGCCGGGGTTGGTGAAGAGGGTGGGGTACATGTGGTGTCTCCTCGGTGGGCCGGGATCACCCGGCAGCAGGGGCGGGGGTGGTGGTGCGGGTTACGCGGCTTCCTCGGGCTCGTCGTCGAAGAGGCTGAGCCGCCCGGCGAGCACGCGGTTGGACCACAGGACTTCGGTGCGGTCCTTCGCGGTCTTGGCGTTGCCGGTCATGGTCTGGTGGTCGGCCCGGTGCCACCCGTCGTACAGCTCGTCGTACAGCGGGCTGCCGTACCCGGAGAGGACGACGGCGGCCTTGCAGTCGGCGAGCGCGGCCGCCAACTCCCGATGCGACGCCTCGTCCTTCATCTCGATGCGGTAGTTCGACCACGGGCGGGTGGTGCCGAGGTACGGCGGGTCGACGTACAGCAGCACATCCTTGTGCCCGCCGTACTTGGCGATGAGGTCGAGGGCGGGCAGGGACTCCAGGGACACGCGGCGCAGGCGCTCAGCTGCGGCCGCGAGGCGGTCGACGTAGGCGGCCATGTAGTCCGGCATGCCCGTGGCGGAGCCAGCGGGGTCGATGTAGTGCCGCCACCCGGTGTTGCGCAGGGTTCCGGCGCGGCCTTGGGCGAGGCGGCACCAGATGCGGCGGGCGAGCTCCAGGTCGTCGCCGGGCTCGACGGGTTCATGTGCGGCCGCGAGTTCGTCCCGGCTGTGCGGGGTGAGCGCGCAGGCGCGAATGAGCTCGGCCGGCCGGTCGCGCAGGACCCGCCAGAACGTCATCAGGTCGCCGTCGAGGTCGTTGACGGTCTCCATGGCCGCGGGCTGCTTGGCGAGGAGGACGGACAGCCCGCCGCAGTACGGCTCGACGTAGTGCTGATGCGGGGGCAGGAGCGAGGTGATCCAGGGGGCGGTGCGGCCCTTGGCGCCGAAGTACGGGACGGGGCTCTTGCGCGTGGTCATCGTGTGGGCTCCTCGGGCGCTCGGGTGCGGGCGGTGAAGGTCAGGGCGGGGCCAAGTGCCGGGGGCGGGTCGTGGCGGTGCTTCCACGCGTCCCAGCCCTGCACCGGGTGGGCGGCGAGCCAGCCGATGTTCTCGGCGGACAGGACGGCGTACACGGCCCAGCGGCGGGGCCCGGTGGGGCGTTTCCCGTACCGGTGCCAGTTCGCCCAGTCGGAGACGCGGTGGAGGGGCTTGTAGCGGCCGAGTCCGTACCCGGCGGCGAGCGCGGCCAGCACGGCGGCGAGAGCGGTCACGGGGTGGGCTCCTCGGGCGCGGCAGGGGCGGCGGGCGGGGTGGGGCAGGTGACGGCCGTCGGGTCGGTGGTCATGCGGTCGGCCTGCATCTCGAACGGGGGCCGGTGGCAGCAGGGGGTGAGCCCGGAGCCGTCGGGCGGGCAGGCGTGAACCACGGCGGGGGTCGGGCCGGGGCAGAGGAACGGGTAGTCCGGGTTGGTGCCCTTGCAAGCGGGGCAGTCCTCGGCGTTCGTACCCTTCGGCAGGTGCGTGGGCGGCTCGGTCGGCTCGACGGTGTACGTGGTGGTCTTCCGGACGGTGCGGGTCTCCGCGTCCGGGTGGCGGCGGGTAACGCTCGCGCGGCGCCGGGCGGCGACGGCCGGGTCGGCGTGGGCTCCGAGGTACTCCCACGACTCGTCGAGTTCGAGGACTTCGGCGATGTACTCGACGGACGGCGGGTGCGCCTCGGTGGTCTGCTGCACCCCGGCGGCCGCCTCACCGGCCAGACGGCGCAGGTGGTCGGCGACGCGGAGGACGCCGACGTTCTCGGAGATCTGCGCGGACTTCCGGGCCCCGTAGGCGGGGGTGAACTCGCGGAGGGACTCGGCGATCTCGGCGGCCTCCCGCAGCACGGCGGCCCGGTCGGCAGGCGCGGGCGGGGCGGCGGCCTCAACGGGGTCCTGGAAGCGGCCGCAGACGCAGCGGGGGACGGTGCACCCGACGTCGTTGCGGTGCCAGTTCAGGGTGTGGTCGCAGGCGTCGCACGGGGTGGAGAGCATCGCGGCGGTGGATGGTACGGCGGCCGGGCCCGCGCTCGTGGTGGTGCCGAGGAGCTGCCGGGCCACCGCCAGCTCTGCGGTCAGCTCCTCGACACGGGCCTCGGCCTGCTGCCGGAGTTCGTGCGGCGTCGGGCGTTCCCGGCGGCGGACGGTGACGGTGAAGCCCTCGCCGGTTGACCCGTCGGTCATCTCCATCTCGACGTAGTTCGTCGCCCCGTCGAGGACGCCGCGCATTCCGGCGGCGAAGATGCGGACCATCTCGGTGGCCTCGGCGAGTTCGAGGGTGGCGACCCCGTCGCGGATGGTGAGGGCGCGCATCATCGTGCCGTCGACGAGGAGTTCGGCGGCCAGGTCACCGAGGGCGTCGAGGGCGATATCGGCGGCGAGCGGCAGGTTCGGCTTCCGGCCGGGGCGCCGCCACGCGGGCCACGTCTCGGTGAGCCGCTCCTCGATGAGGTCACGGGCCCGGGTACGGCGCTCTTCGCGCTGCTCCTCGGTCAGGTCAGCGGCGGGGGTGGGTGAGGTGGGCATCAACGGCTCCAGGTGAGTGCAGGTACGGTGGGCGGGCCGGCTGCCCCCGGGTCGAACGGGGGCAGCCGGTACTGCGTGGGTCACGACGCTTCGTCGAGAAGGTCGAAGAGCGTCTCGGCACGCGGGGCGGACGGCTCCGCGTCGCCGGGGAGGTGGAGCTTTACTACGGGGCGCGGCTTGTGCGGCGGCGAGGCGGGGGCGACCGGTGCAGGCGGGGTCTCGGTGCGCACCGCCCGTTCGGCGAAGTCGCACACCGCGACCTCGACCTTCGGTGACACGCCACGCCACTCATCCGCGTAGATCGACGTGTCGAACCCGGCACCCGGGCCGAGCTGGATTCGGGTCTGCTGCTCGAACTTGGTGCACTCCCGGTCGCGGACCTCGGAGTAGTACGGGGCGCCGCTGTACCGGAAAGGTGCTGATGCCTGGGGCAGGATGAACGCCCCGAACTGGGCCAGCGTGGATGCGATGGCGATGACGTGATACTCGAACCGCGGGCCGGTGTACCCGGGAGCGTCACCGGTGCGGGCGATGTTCCCGAACGGGGGGTTACTGATCGCCGTGTCGAACTCACCCAACCCAAGGGTCGGAACGGTCAGGACATCGGCACAGATCCACGTCGCCTCGGGGAGGATCTTCTTGCCGACGGTGACGTAGTCCGGGTTCTTCTCCACGCACACGATGTCGCGGGCCGGCTCGTTGTTCCACCGGCGGCCCCACAGGTCCCGGCATGACCAGGCCAGGCGCCCGATCCCCGCGCACAGGTCAATGATCCGGTCACCGTGGACCTCGATCGACAAGTCGCGAGCCAGGGGCTCGGGGGTGAAGAACGCTCCGTCGAGGTTGTGGGTGGCTGTGGCGGCTTCCTGGAAGTGCTCCAGGACGAACTCTTTCTCGTCCTCGGTGAGGTCGCGGTCAAGGGCGACGAGTTCGAGCGCCTGGTTGTGGGCCTTCGACTGCTGCTTGCTAAGTCTGGCCATGATCACAAGCTCCAAAGGGTGGGCTGGTGGTGGACGAGGGGCAGTTCGGTCTGCCCGGGGATCTGTTCTGAGGCCGGGTCGGCCCGCTGGGCGTCTCCCTGGCGTTCTCCGCCCCGCCGGGACTCCCGGGCGACGGAAGGCTGTTCGGCCGCGAGAGGACCCGTTCTGGCCCGCGACGGGGGTGCCACGGCCTCGCGCCCGCGCCCCAACCCAAGACCGGTCCCCCGCATCACGCCGCCTCCCGGTACGCGTCCAGGTCCCGGTTCGTCGACCACGTGACGCCGCACCGGGGGCACCGGTACAGGTGGCTGACCTGGTCGCCGCGCTCATGCTCGGCGGTCGGCTGGACCTGCTGCTGCGGGCAGTTGGGGCAGTTGTCCGTCACGGTTCTCCTCCGTTCTGGCAGTCGGTGCAGGGCTTCGGGGTGGGGCCGGTGGCGGCGGTGCCGCAGGGCCAGGCGCCGGGGCGGCGGATGTGGAAGCAGGGCTTCGGTTCGGGCTTGGGCTCGGCTTGCCGCTGCTTGGGGGGCCGGCCGGTGAGGGACCGGATGTAGTCGAGGAGGTCGCCGTCGGCTCTCATCGCAGCGATGTCCTCGGGAGCCGCGGTCACGATGCGGCCATATCCAGGAAGGACGCATAGTGCAAAGCAGCCGCCGTGGTGATCACACCTGTTGGTCCCGCCCGGTGCTTCCCGACGATGAAGTCCGCTTCCCCGGCCCGCGCGGACTCCTTGTCGTAGGCGTCCTCACGGTGCAGCAGGATCACGATGTCGGCGTCCTGCTCGATCGCCCCGGACTCCCTCAGGTCCGACACCATGGGCTTCTTGTCCTGCCGCTGCTCGGGACCGCGGTTGAGCTGGGCCAGGATCACGATGACGATCCCGAACTCCTTGGCCATGAGCTTGAGTCCGCGGGTGAGCTTGGAGACTTCCGCCTGCCGGTTCTCAGCCTTGGGGGCGTCCATGAGCTGCAGGTAGTCGATGAACACGATCCGGAGCCCGACGGTGCGGATCATGTGGCGGACTCGGCCGCGGAGGATCGGCAGCGACAGGCTGGAGCTGTCGTTGAGGTACAGCGGCGCCTCGGCGATGCGCGGGGTGGCGCGGGCTGCCCTCGCCATGCCTGCGTCGTCGACGGCGCCCTGCTTGATGTGGTGCAGGCCAACTCGGGCTTCGGCGGCGAGGATGCTGTTGGTCATCTCCTCGTCGCCCATTTCCAGCGACTCGAACAGGGTGGGGATGCCGTGCTTGATCGCGGCGGCGCGGGCGAGGCCGAGGCCAAGCGTCGACTTCCCGATCGCCGGCCGGGCAGCGATGACGACCAGCTGGCCGGGGGCGAACCCTCCGCTGAGGGTGCCGTCGAGGTCCATGAACCCGGTGGGGATGCGGTTCTCGTTGGTGGGCGGGGTGATGGCACGTTCCAGAGCGGCGCCGATGAGGTCGCCGACGAGGGAGGGGGTGCTGGCCCCGTCCTGCCGGGTGAGGCTGTCGAGGGCGTCCTGGGCGGCGGCAATGTCGACGTCGGGGTCGAAGCCGGCGGACTGGGCGCGGAGCTTCATGTCGGCGGACAGGGCGAGGCACCGGCGGGCGACGGACGCTTTGGTGATCTGCTGGGCGTGCCAGGCGGCGGCGGAGTAGTTCGGGCGGGCTTCGTCGTAGAGGCGGGCGAGCTGGTCGAGGGCGAGCGGCACCATGGGGAGGTAGCCGGTGGCCTTCCACGCCTGGAGTTGCCGGTTGACGGCCTGCCACCGGATTTCGTCGTCGGTGAGGCTCTGCCGGATTTCGTCGACGGCGTTCCACACCCACCGGTAGCGGTCGTCCTGGATGTCGGCGGGGTCGAACTCGGCGGCGAGTTCGTCGATGAGGTCGGGGCGGGCCATGACGGACGCGGCGATGATCCGCTCGTCCTCGAAGACGGACGGGCCGCCGGGTGTGGCGTCGGGGGCCATGTCGTCAGTGGGGGCGGTCGCCCACATGTCGGTGGTCATGCGCTGGTCTCCTGGGTGGGCGGGGCGAGTTGGGCCTCGAAGCAGCGGGCGCAGTGCCGGTCTCCGCACGGCTGGCCCCCGTGGTGGGCGGCGGCGATACGCTCCAGCTCGGCCAGGATTTCGGGGGACTTGACGATCCCGTCCGCAATCCAGAGCGCGAGCTTGAAGGTGTCGACGGAGCAGTTGATCTCCTGAGCGAGGAGGTGCTTCAGCCGGTCATCGGCGGGCGGGTAGACGCTCATGCGGCTTCGCCTCGCCGCCGGTCGTCGCCTTCGAGCAGTACGACGCTGTCCTGGCACATTTCGCCGAGCCTGGATGCAACCCGCGGGCCGGTAACCGGGCCGAGGTCGGCGGGCAGCACATCGCTCGTGATGATCACGGGGCGCTTGTTGATGTACCGCTCGTCGAAAATCTCGAACAGGCGCTCCTGCGTCCACTCGGTGACCTTCGCCGCGGCCAGGTCGTCGACGAACACCATGTCGGCGTCCTGCAGCGTCTTGATCAGGGTGCGGCGGACCTCGTCCGGCCCGTCGGGGCGCAGGGCGTCGAACAGGGCGGTCGACCGGTAGGTGTAGATGGTGGCGGCCCCGTTCCAGGGGCGGTCCGGGCCGTAGAACGCCTTCAGCCACAGGCGGCACGTCTCCCACGCCATGTGCGTCTTCCCGACCCCGATGTGCCCGGTGAGGAACAGGCTGCCGCTCCCCCAGCCGGCCACCCAGTCGGTGACCTCCTTCGGGACGTCGATGCGCTTGCGGTAGATCAGCGGAGTCGTGTCGTGGAACCGGGACAGGGCGCCGTGGGTGCGCTGCTGCAGCCACTCCTTGCGGAGGTCGGGGCCTTCAGAATCGGAGTGCACGCTTCTTCTCCTCGTTGGTCAAAGTGCTAGGGGCGGTGGGTGCGGCGGACTGAACGCGTCCGCGCTGGGCCTGGAGGCGCAAGGTGTCGTACTGCTTGCGGAGCTTCGGCATGGAGTGGATGTTCGCCATCCAGAAGTCGTTGGCCTGGGACCAGCGGATGGCGCCGAGTACGTCGTCGAGGGCCACGCCGTCCTTGTCGAGCAGGAGGCGGGCGGCGTCACGCCACTCCTTGTTGATCGCCGGCCGTCGGCAGCCGTTGGCTTCCATGAGTTCGGCAAGCAGCAAGCAGGCCTGCTCAACGTCGGGGCGAATCTGAGTGATCGTCGCGCCGACCGGCTCTGCCGCGTCGGAGGCCTCAGCCCCGCTCTCTGAGTCGCGTTCGGGCGCTGCCTCGGCCGGGAACGTGTTTCCTTTCCCTTCCCTGTTCCCTTCCTTTCCCTTCCTTTCCTGGCGTGAGCCCTCAGTGAGTTGTGCGTGAGCACTCAGGGAGGGGGTGTCCTCGTCCACGTCGTCCCAGGTCAGACCCCCTTCGCCACTGTTCGGTGTGGCCTCGGAGGAGACGTTTCCGGCATCGTGCTCGGCGGCGGCTTCGGAGGGTCCGGAATCGCTGGGATTTGAGCCCTCCGGCGCTGTCGGATGAGAAGCGTTGGAGTCCTCACTGCGTCCTCCGTGAGCACTCCGTGAGTCCGGTGAGTCCCTTATGGGAGGAGGGCTCGGGGGTGTGGGGTTGCCGTCCTCAAAGGCGGGCAGCTTGCTCGCGGTCGGCCGGTTGATGCGCTGGTGCTCGAACCAGTTGGTGATGGCCAGGTACCGCTTGCGGTTGACGGTGTAGCGAAGGATCAATGAGGACTCACTGAGGGCTTTGAGATCGATCTCAACGTCGACAGAGTTCCGATCGTCCAGCGGCCAGACCGCCGCCTTGATGAGCCGCGGGTCGTCTACGCACCGCCCCTCGTCGTCGCAGTGCGTCCACAGTCCGATGAACGTCAGCCGCTGTTCCGGCGTCAGGTCAGCGATCGTCAGCGACGTGAAGAAGTCCGGCTTGATGGTGCGGATGCGGGCCATCAGGTACGCGCCCCTTTCCGGGTGTTGCAGGTGGTGCAGAGGACTTGGAAGTTGTCGAGCGAGTCGGGTCCGCCGAGGGACCGCGGGTGGATGTGGTCGATCTCCAGGCCGCGGTACAGCGGCCGGCCGGTCGGGGCGGCGGGGACGAGGTCGCCGGGAGACCATCCGCACCTGCGGCACTGCCAGCCGTCGCGGCGCAGGACCTCGGCTCGCAGCCCGCGCGGGGCGGCGGGAGCGGGGGCCTTCGTGACAACTGCGCTCAGTTCGAGCGAGGCCTCGCCCCGAAGTTCGAATGAGGCAGAGCGGGTGATCGCGTCGTAGGCGGCGGCGACCACCCGAGGCTGGCCGCCGATTCCGGCGTGGCGGAAGTAGCCGCGGACGAACAGCTCCTCGTCGTGGTGCGATACCACGACGTGCCCGCGCTGCTCCAGTCCGTCAACCGCCTGACGCAGACCGCTCTCCGTCAGTCCGCGGCCCTTGCCTGCCCATCGCCGCCATGTCACGGGGAGCAGGCCGGCGTGGTTGAGGTTCGGCTGGGAGATCAGGAACAGATAGAGGCGCTGTTCGCTCTCGTCGAGTTCCGTGAAGTCGGTGTCCTCCCAGATACTGGTGAGGATCCGGCCGTGGCCGCGGGCCATCAGAGTTCACCGCCAGCAGAGGCCATCTGCGAAAGATGCTCGCCGAGGTCGGCGCTCATGGAGCGGCCAGCTGCCTCCGCGGCACGCGTGCGGAGCAGTGGATGCGCCCCGGCATCAAAGGCGGCGGCCACCTCAGTGTTGAAGAGGATTACAGCGTCCTCGGCTGGCGGCTCTTCATCGTCCGCCCTCGCCATGTCCCATGCGGATTCCCAAGCTCTGACGGCGTCCACGCAGGCCACCAGGCGCTCGTCTGCAATGGAGAGAGGCGCTGACGTTGCTTGCATAGCGCGCCCGATGTACGAAGCGATGTCGACCGCGTTCTCGGACCCGGCGCAGATTGCGGCTTCGGTGAGTTCAGCGCGCGCCGACCATCCGCAGGCGAGGAGCTTGTGCGTCTCTTCGGTGAAGTAGTGCTCGTCAAGCTCGCTGATTGGGTTCCCGGTCTTCTCCCAGGCCCACATCCACACCATGTAGAGGTGTGCGAAGGTCGCGAGGCGCTTCTGATCCGCGGCTTCCCTGAGCTCGGCGGCCTGCCGGAAGGCGTCCTGCTGAACGTCGGCGACGGGCATGGCGTTCGGCAGGCTGCTGGTCTTGCCCCCATTGCAGTCTGCGCAGGCGGCGACGAGGTTCGTCGGGGCGTCGCCGCCGCCGAGCGACACGGGGATGACGTGGTCCACGTTCAGCTTCACCGTGGGCGCTGTTGCCCCGCAGTAGCGGCATGCGTGGTTGTCCCTGCGGAGGATCTCGTAGCGCAGGCGCTTGGAGACGGCCATGGAGGTCTTCTTTCGAGCGGTACGGATGGGTACGGGCTGTCAGCGGTGTGGGGCCCGCAGTCGGGTCAGGCGGGGGCGGGGTCCGGGCGGGGCGTCACGCGGCGGCTCGCATGGGTTGCCGGGTCGTCGACGCGAGTGCCGCGGCGAGTGCCGGCGGGCAGGCGTTCCCGATCTGCTGCGGGATGTCGTTGCCGGACCACGGGTGGTCGGCGGGGAAGCCCTGGAGGACTCCGGCCTCGGCTGCGGTGAACCGCTGGAGCTCGGTGCCGTCGGGGGCGACGATCCGGTTGCGGCTGATCTTCCCGGTGACGGTGAAGGCCGGTTCGGCGGACGTGCGTCGGCCGCGGTTCTTGGGGTCGCCGCCGGTGCCGTAGTTGGAGACGACGGTGAACGGCTGCGGCCGGTCGAGGGCGTCACCCATGGACACCCACGGGAGGAGCCGGGCGTCGCCTTCGTGCTGGGGGACGCCTTTGCGGTAGAGGCGGTGTGTGGGCTCAGGCAGTGCGACCGGCCCGTGGAGGCTGGCGATGAGGACGGCCCGCCGGCGGGTCTGCGGCACCCCGTACTGCTCGGTCGCGAGGACTCCGGTGGCGACGTGGTAGCCCTCGGCGGTGAGCGCGTCGGCGTACCCGTTCCACACCTGCTGCACCTGCTGCACCTGCTCCAGCACGATCAGCTCGTAGGGGCGGCCGGCGTCGATGGCTTCGAGGGCCCAGCGGAGGGGTTCGAGGACGAGGGTGGTGCGGTCGTCCTCGAACGAGTACGGGGTGGCGCCGCGGGCGGTCATGCGTTTGATCGCGGCGAGGATCCCGGCGAGGGCCATACGTCCGGTGCCGTTGCCGGCGACGGTGAAGGTCTGGCAGGGCGGGCCACCGGCGAGGACGGTGGCGTCGGGGAAGTCGGCGGGGCCGTGTGCACGGACGTCGGCGTGGATGGTGGGGAGTCCTGCGGAGCGTCGGGTGGCGACGGCGTTGGGGTCCCATTCGATGCCGGTGCCGTCGATGTTTGCGGCGTGGAGGCCGAGGGTCATTCCGCCGGGGCCGGCGAACAGCTCGACGGCATTGGCCGTGCGGATTGTTGAGGTCACGTAATTCACCTCTCGGGAGGGCATTTGGGCGCGCGACGGCATTGGCAATTCGTCGCCGGGTTCGACAGGTTCATGTACATCATAGCGCTCAACGCGCTGATGTACATGAAGTCCGTGAGGTACAGTACGGACATGACCGCGCCCAAGAAGGAGCACCAGAGCAAGATCGCGGACGCGCGCAACGCGCTCGCCGACGCCATCGAGAAGGCCCGCTACTACGACGAGACGACCGTGCTCACCTCCCGCGGGAAGCGCGTCGCCGTCCTCGTCGGCATGGACTTCTACGAACGTGCCCTGGACGCCCTCGGTGAGACGCGCGAACTGGTCGAGCCCGAGCCGGAGAAGAAGCGCACCGTGAAGGTGCCGAAGGGCGCGCTCGACCGGATCCGCAACACCGACTCGGACTGACGTCACGTCCCCTCCTCCCTCCCCCGCCACTGCGGGGCTTTGTCGTGCCTGGATCCTTGTGCGTGAGCCCGAAAAATTCGACGGACACTGGGGTTGCGTAGGCCTCTGACGTGCGCAAACCCTCTGTCTCGTGCCGCTGGTGAGCGATTCGCCGGAGCGTCTCCTCGGCGGCGCGCCAGCCGAAAACTCGGCATGGCGGACCACCCGTGTGGGTGATCCGCCGGTGTTCATGCGACCCGCTTCCGCTGCGCGCCGGCCTTGCGGAGTTCGCGTTCGCCGAGCCCGCCCCACACCCCGTGCCGCTGACCGGTGCCGAGGGCGTAGGCCAGGCATTCGGTGCGGACCTCGCACGCCAGGCAGGTCTTCTTCGCCTGCCGGCTACTCCCGCCGCGGTCCGGGAAGTGGGTTTCCGGGTCGGTCTGGGCGCAGAGGGCGGACTCCCGCCACGACAGGTCGGGGATCATGCCGCCGCCTTCCGCTGCTTCGCGGCCCGCTTCGCCGCGGCGGCCCCGTCCTTGCAGGTGCGGCACCGGCAGCCTTTGGTGTAGCCGGAGCGGCCGTGCTGGGCGTTGCCGATGTTGATGGGGTCCGGGTCCGGGCTGGGCGAGGGCGGCGCCCAGCCGTTGTTCCGCCAGGCGGCGATGGTGTTGCGGTCGGCGCGGACACGGCGGCCAGCGTCGGTGAGGGTGAACCCGCGGGCGACGAGCTGCCGGGCTGTTTCGATGCGCTCGGCCATGGTGAGGGTGACCGTCTCGCCGTTCATGGCGTGCTCGATCGCGATGTAGTCGAGGTCGCCGTCGAACGTGTCGGTCGTGGACGGGTAGTAGCGGGTGGGGGTGGCGGCACCGGGCCGCGTGGCGATCACGCCGCGGCCTTGAGCTGGGCCTGGTTGAGGACCCGGTCGATGTACGACTTGTCCTTGCCGAGACGCTCGGCAACCTCGGCACGGCTCAGACTTGTGGCCTGGATGAGCCACTGCGCTTCCGTGGCGAGGATTTCGGCCTGGGTGACCTTGTACTCGGGGGTGAAGTGCGGGTCGTCGATGGCGTCCGGGAACTGGTCCCAGTACGACTGGGTGGGCCATCGGCGTTCCGCAGCCTGGGTGCGGACGCGCCGGATGATGTGGGGTTTGATGCCGTGCCGCGACGGCCTTTGCCCGCGGAGGGTCTCGTAGCCCTCGGCGACTCGGTCCGCGGTGTCGGCGCGGACCAGGAAGTCGTTCTCGGTGCGTCGGACGAGGTCGCCGATGTACTGGGCGGAGAGGCCGAGGTGGGTGTCGAGGCGACGGAAGGGCCATCCGGCTGCGGCGAGTGCCTGGATGCGGCGGCGGCTGCCGGTGCCGTCGATGTCGTGGGCGCGGAGTGTCTCGACCGTGACGGAGAGGATCTTCGCGGCGACGTCGGGGCGGGTCTGGTGCCGGATCGGGCGCCGCTTGCCGGTTCCGGTGGGGGGCACGAACGCGCGCAGTGTGGCCTTGTCGAGGCCTGTTGCGGCGGCGACCCGGTTGGTGCTGATGCCGTGTTCGCGCAGGTTGAGGAGGTGGGCGCGCACGGGCTTGGCGTCGACGAAGGGCTGCCAGGCGCCTTCGCGCTGCTTCCTTCGGACTTCGACCTGCCAGAGCCGTTTGCGCTCGACGCACTCGGGGAGCCGGCAGCCGTACTCGGTGTAGCAGGTGAGGGTGTTGTGGTGCGGGGCTTTCCTGCGGATCACGGTGGTCATCGGCCCTCCTCCGGGGCGAGGTCTGGGGTGGCTGCGTACTTGTTGTCGAGGTAGGTGATGAGGTCGATCTCGGTGAGCGCACCGATGGCGTCGGCGTTGTCGGCGACGCGACAGAGGCGGTAGGCACGGGCGGTGTGCTTCCGCCGGTCTGCCCGGTCGTGGAGCATCTGGTCGTAGCGGCGGAGCGCCCACTGCCCGGTGCGCCAGGCGGTGTACGCCGCGGCGGCGAGCACGGCGCCCGGCCCGTAGTAGAGGACGGCGTTGATGGTCTGGTCGACGGCGCCGTGAACCGCGGCCAGGGCCTGGCCGGCGGCGAGGATCGTGTCGAGGTCGGTCACGCCGCCCACCGCCTCGTGGGTACCCCGGCCTTGGCGAGCCGGCGGAGGCAGTCGGCGGTGCCAGCCGACTGTCCGACCTGGAAGGCCAGGGCGATGAGCGGTTGGCGGTCGACCATGTTCTGGTTGCGGCGGTGTCCGGCGAGCGGGCAGTACTCGGTGTTGTCGCGGCGGGTCTTCCGGTGGCCGGGCGGGCAGGTGTCGGCGCAGGGCCCTTCCCAGTCGGCTTCGACGGGGAGGTGGCGGACACCCTGGTCGAAGCGGGCCTTGGCCCAGTCGCCGCACATGCGGTCGGCGCCGGGTGCGGTGCCTTCCATGACTTCGATGCCGCTGTAGCCGTTCTGGCGGGCGTCGTGCCACACCTCGGTGAGGGCGGTGTCGATGGTGGTGCGGTCGGTCCAGGCGCGGGAGCCGAGGCCGAGGACGAGGGCGAGGTAGGGGCCGTTCATGCCGCGCTCCCCTGGGCTCGGGCTCGCCGCTGGGCGGCAACCTCAGACCCCTTGATCGAGAGCCGCCACACTGCGATGGGGTGGCCGTGGGTGGCCTGGCTGGTGGACGGCACGTACTGGCCGGTGTGCTCGATGAGGCCGCCCTGCCGCATGGCGTTGATCGCGGCACCGAGGAACCCGTGGCCCAACTCGGGGAGGAGGTCTCGGAGCAAGTTGCAGCTGAAGGTCGGCTCGTTGAGGGCGACCGCGTACACGGCCTGCTCGACGAGGAACTGGGTCCACGTGGACTGTGCGGCTATGTCGGTGAGCAGGAGGTCCTTCTCGGCGGCGGCGTGGCGTTCGGCGACGGACAAGCGGCGGGTCATGAGGCGGACTTCTCGTCGAGACGGTCGTCGTCGACTTCGGACTGCTGGTCGTACTCGGCGGCGCCGATGAGCTTCTGGCCCAGCTCGGCGGCTTCGTCGGCGGTCATGCGGACTCTGCCGAGGGGCGTGGTGACGTAGATGTAGGTCATGCCGAGTTCGGTGCCGTCGATCTGTTCGCCGGCGATGTACACGGCGAAGGTCTCGTCGCGGGTCGGGACGCTCATGGCTGTGGTCTCCTTCTCGGGTTGGGCAGCCCCGCATTTCGGGTACGGGGCTGCCCCGGCTGCGGGTGGGCTAGAACGGGACGTCGGCGGGGTCCGGGCCGAGGGTGAGGTCCGTGACGTGCTGCTTGATGGGCTCGCTGAGGTCGAAGCCCTCCGCCTTCAGGGCGAACGTCAGCTCGCGGGCCTCGCCCTGAAGTTCGCCACCGGCCGGGCCGAGGAGCATGTGCGCGAGGCGGTCGGCGAGCACGTCTCGGACGGGCTTTGGGATGTACTCGGTGATGCTCGGCTTCGGCGCCCACGGGTCCGGGTCAGCGGCGGCTCGCGCGGTGGTGGCTTCTGTCGCGCTGTACCCGTCGCTGATCAGGTACTGCTCGACGAGGCCGTCGACGTTCGCGCCGTTGGCGTCCAGCTCGGTTGCGAGGTCGCGGGCGGCCTGGGCGCGGATGTGGATGGTGCTGACGAGCCCGTTAGCGATATGCCGGGCGACGGCGCACCGGATCACTTCGAGCTGGGTGTTGGGGTCTGTGGTCATGGTTGTGGTCTCCTTGGGGTGGGACGCCCCGCAATGCCCGCGGGGCGTCCCGTCGTGTGCGGGTCAGGCGGCGATGGCCTTGTGGAGTCGTGCGACGAGGTCGCGTATGGCCTGCGCGGAGACGTGCTCGACGGGGGCGCCGAGCTCTTCGTGGGCGAGGGCCTCGATGTCGTCGATCCCCTGCTGCCGACCGAAGTCGCGGAGCTCGTGGAGAGCCGCGGCGTGGTCGTCGTCGGTGTCGACGTCCACCACATCGGCGGGGGTGGAAGCGTCCTGCTGGGGCTCCGGGGCCGAGGTGAGGGCGGCGACGCTGAGCGGGGCCTTGGCCGGGGCGACTTCTCCGTGGACGTAGCCGTCGACTTCCTCGGCCGCATACGGCAGGCCGTGGAGGGCGTCCGACGCGATCAGCCTGCAGAGTTCCCCGGTGGCGCGGGCGATGAGCATCGTCTTCGGCTGCTTCTTCCACTGGTCCTTGCCGAGGAGCCCGAGACGCTGGGCGCGCGGGATGTCCCAGGTGACGGCCTGCCAGGTTTCGGCGCCCTTGCGCCGGCCGCGCATGACGCAGTGGGTGTCGTCGGACTCGACGAGCTCAATGTCGTGGCCCTGGTGCTGGACGATGGCCCGCATGGCGTGGGCCCGGAGGGCGGGCTGCCCCTGGATAACGTCGATGCTCTTGAGGGCGGTCATGGGCTGGAGGCCGAGTTCCTGGCCGGTGAGGATCGCGGCGGTGATCTCGTCGGGCTTCCCGCGGTAGGCGCCAGCGAAGCTGGTGTTGGCGAGGGACTGGGCGACGAGGTTGGCCTGCCGGGCGGACTCGACCCATTCCATGAGCTCGTTGGTGGGCTGCGGAGCCGGAAGGGCGACGGCTTGCTCGTCGCGGGTGGCGATCTCGTTGGTCATCGGAGGTACTCCTCGGTTTCGTTGAGGACGGCCCAGGTGGGCATGGAGATGGTGGGGATGTCGGTGACGGGCCCGGTCCAGTCGGGCCAGATGCCGGTGGCCTGGCAGTCGGCGAAGATGCGGAGGGCGCGTTCGTTGCGGGCCCGCCCGATGTCCCGGTCCTGATCGGCGAGTTCGCGGACCGTGATCAGGTACGGCGCGGTCTTCGACTGGAAGACGAAGATGAACCGGACGTCCTCGGGCTGGAGTGCGGCCCAGATGCCGTCGGTGTAGAGAGCGTCCTGCTGGTGGTAGGCGTGGTCCCGGATCGCTTTGGACACGGTGTCCGGGTCCGCCGACTTGATCGTCTTGTAGTCGACGCACAGGGTCAGGCCGGGCAGCTGCTTCAGCCAGTCGGGGCGGACCCGGCAGCGGACCCCGGTCGCCGGGTCGGTCCAGAAGATCGACTGTTCGGCAACGCCCGCCCCCGGGGTGAACAGCGGGCCGGCGAGCGAGTGCTGGCGGATCGCCGCAGCCATCGCCTGGACCATGTCGTGGTCCTTCGCGAGGAGCGGCACCTTGCCCTCGGCGTAGGCCAGGTCGCGGAGTTCGCGGGTGGCGACCTTCTTCCAGTCCGGGGCGTCGATGACCTCCAGCTCCGGGCCCTCCCCCAGCACGAGCAGGTGCGCGGCGTGGCCGAGGTCGAATTCCTTCTTGTGCGGCTGCGGGTGGTCGAGGTCGTAGCGGAGCTGTGCGGGGCACCCGGGGGCGAGGATCTTCCGGAGGCCGGTCGAGGAGATCGACCCGCGGTCCGCGTGGTAGTCCTCGGCGGACATGCCGTCGATGACGACGGGGGCGGCGGCCGGCGGTTCGAGGGTGGTGGTCATCGGCCGTCCTGTTCGTCGAGGCAGTCTTCGCAGACGGGCCCTTCGGGTTCGCGGCTGAAGGGGCCGTTGGTGTCGTCGCAGCGGACGCAGGCGATCATGTGGTTCTCCGGTTGGGCGGGTTCTGCGTGGCGTCGTTGGCGCAGGTCTCGCAGAGGGGTCTGTGGGAGCGGCCGATGAACGGGCCTTTGGTGTCGCCGCATCGGCGGCATCTGACGTCGGGGTACGGGCGACGCGGCATGTGGTTCTCCTGGGTGGTTGCTGCGGGCCGCCAGGGGGGGTGGCGGCCCGCAGCGGGCAGACGGAGCCGGGCTCACACGCCTGCCGGTCGGGTGGTCAGGTGGTCGCGAGCGGCTCGGGCTCGGGCTGGTCCTCGCGGACCCCGGCGAAGTGGTAGCGGCGGACCGTGGCGGCCAGGGCCTTCTTCGACGCGTCGGTGAAGTCCTCCGACGTCGCCGACATCCAGTCGATGTACGGCAGCACCCGGCCGATCGCCGCAGCAGCCCGCCCGGCGTCCTCGCGGGTGAACCAGCCGGACAGGAGCTTCAGCCCGGACCCGGTAACGATCTGCCACTCCGCGCCGAAGAACCCGTTACCGTCCGCGCGGAGGAACAGGCCGTCGGTGTCGGTCTTGTAGGCGAGCTGCCAGAACTGGCGGGGCTCCGGGTCGTCCCCTGCGTGCGAGACCATCAGGATCGGCACAGCACCCTGGGTGTCCTCGTCGAGGGTGACGCGGAGCAGGATGTGGATGGCGACACCGGTGATGCGGTCCTGCTCGGTCTGCGTCAGCTCCTCGTGAGGCTTGCCGTACATGGCGTGCGCCAGCGGCATGCGGAGCGGCTCGGTGGGCAGCAGGCGGTTCTCGGTGGCGTTCGGGGAGTGGATGTACGGGCGGAACCCGGCGGGGAGGTCCGGGGCGTCGTTGGGCTCCTGTGACTTCTGGAACGCGTGGTAGGTGGAGATGAGCTCGCGGCGTTCGGCGGGGTCGATGATGTCCGCGATGGTGTCGCCGTTGGCGTCGAGAATGTGGCGGGCCATGCGCCGCCCGTCGTGCTCGCGCTCGCCGTCGTTCAAGAACCGGTCGAGGGCCTCGTTGGCTTCGTCGAGGGGGAAGCTGATCTGCGTCATGTGGTCCTCCTGGGATGATGGGGTTGGGTGCCCCCGCCGAATTCGCCTCGGCGGGGGCGTCCGTGTGAGGCGGGTCAGTTGGCGTCCGGATGGGCGTTGAGGAAGATGCCGGGCGACTGGACCAGGGCGTCCCGGACGGTCCCGCCGTCGGTGTCGGCCCGGATGTCGTCGACCGGGCGCGTCCAGTCAGTGACGTCGCGGATCGCCCACGCGGCGTCGTCGGCGTCGCCCGGGTACTCGAACTTCGCGATCTGGTAGCCGGAGTGGTGACCGAGCCGCCACACGTACCGGTCGCCCTTCTTCAGGAGTTCGGCGGGCTGCCGGTACACGAACAGGCCGGGCTGGGGCTCGATGGCCTGGACGAGGACGGGTGTTGCGTGCTGGCGGGCGATGACCTCGTGGGTCACGACTTCCTGCGCGGTGGATTCCATGGCGTCCTTCTCTGGGGTCTTGGGCGCCGGGCCGAGGGCCGGTGGCATCCGCCGGCCCGGCGGGTTCATGCGGCGGGCAGGTGCGCCGGATCGGTGCTGCCCTGGGTGGCAACCACGGGGCCGATACCGAAGGCCTCCCGCAGCGTCGTGACCTTGATCGGCTCGGTCGCCTGGTCCTCGAACCGGCTGGTGTCGCGCTCCGAGGCGGGGACCGTGACCGCGTTGGCGTTCGCGTCCGCAGCGAGGTACGGGGCGAGCTGGGCACGCAGTCGACTGGCCTCGGCGAGGGCCTGGTCGCGCTCCTCGGCCCGGTCATCTCGCTCAGCCGCAACCCGGATGAGCTCCAGCTCCGCCTCGTCCCGCTTGGCCCGGACATCGGCCAACTGCTGTTCCTGGATGGCGATGTAGTCGCGGGCCCCGAACAGTTGGGTCAGGAGCCGACGGTTCTCGTCCCGCAGGTTCGCGACGGCGTCGACGGCCCGGTGCTTGGGCTTGCTGCGGGATATGGCGGAGATGAGGCTCATGACTTGCCCTTCCGGGTCCAGAGGCTGGGGGCCACCGCCATCAGGCAGAAGATGACGCCGATAGCGGTGGCGGTGATGACGTAGCCGGTCACGCGAAGCTGTTCCGCACGTCGTAGTCGGGCTGTTCGCCTTCGGTGACCGACCCCCAGGCGGTCCGGGCCGGGGAGTTGACGCCCGGCGGCAGGGCCGTCGCAGCGGCGAGCGCGAGGGTGGCGTGCACCTGTGCGTCGGCGATGCTTTGGGCCGTGCGGTACTCGTCCTTCAGGAGGCGCTCGGCCTCGCGGTAGTGCTCGGGTCCAGTCATCGGTTTCCTCCGGCAATGGTGTTCAGGAACCGCCGGAACCCGGTCTGCTCCATAGGGCTGGGGTTCAGGTGGTGGGCGGTCAGCGTCGGTGCCGGGGCAACCGGGGTGATGCGGGCACCGAACGCGGCCGGCGACTCGACGTACCCGGCGGCCACCGTCTTCGCGTAGTCCACGTCGACCGCGGCCCGGTACTGGGCAGCCGACGGTCGGGGGCTGACCGGGATCAGCGGGCCGTGGTCCCGGTACACGTCCGGGAGCGGCACCGGGGAATCCGGCAGGCCCGGGGACACCAGCAGGGGTTCCCCGGAGGCGGTCCACTCGCCGCGCCATTCCCACTCGACACCGAGCACGTCCACGAAGCAGCGGGTCAGGTCGAAAACGGAACCGTCGTACTCGAAGGTGGTCATCACGCCGCCTCCGCCTTGCGCTGGAAGGGGACGCCGACGAACCGGTGCCCGTCCTCGGCCGCCACCTGGTCGGCGACGTCGGCCGCCTGGTAGCGGTCCCGCTGGTGGTCCGCCAGGTCGGCGGCCACGTCAGCGAGCCGGTCGAGCTGGTCGAGGGACGCGTCCGTGACGTCGACCCGCAGGTTCTGGCCGATGCGGAGGAACGTCCGGTCATCCTCGGTCTCCAGGGCGATCGGGCGGTCGCCCCACGACAGGCTGATGGTGGTGGTCATCGGGCCCTCCGGGTGTTCTCACTGCGGGCGATGAGCACTGCGATCTCCGCAGGCCACTCGGGATAGTCGGCGTCCGTGGAGCACGCCTCGGGGTGCGTCAGGAGGAACAGGTCGTTCGCGTAGGCGATCCGGTCCGACGGCGAGTTCGTCTTCGCCAGCGCCTTACGGGTCGTCTCGCACGCGGTCTGGAGTTCCACGTCGGCGAGCGGGACGTCCAGGCGGGACAAGTCGGCGGCAGTCACGACGCACCACCCGTCAGGTCGTAGTGGCGGACGACCACCTCGGTGACGGGGGCCAGGTGCCCGTCGGCCACCAGGGCCTCAAGGTCGCGCCGCGCGGTGCGTTCACTGAACCCTTTGAAGCCCAGGCGCCTCATTGCGAAGGCCGCACGCTCCGGCGTCCAGCGGCTGGGGTAGGCGCGGATCTCGCCGAGCAAGGCCGCACGTCGAGCCTTCGTAGCCTCGTCGTGGTCGGTCTGGGCCTGGTGCCACTGCCCTTCGGTGACCGGGTCGACGTGGGTGAAGTTGATGTACGCGCCGTGCCCGTCGACCCAGAGGACGAGGTCGCCACAGGCAGAGACCTGGACTTCGGTGCGGGTGTGGGTGAACAGCACGTCGTCCACACCGTCCTCCGGACGAACGCCCGGGTAGGCGAGCACCGGCGTACCGACCGGGTGGAGGGCGTTGAACTCGTCGGCCTGCTTCTGGCCCTTACGCTTGTCCGCTTCGAGGCGGGTGCGGGCGTTCATGCGGCACCCCCGGCGATCTTGCGGAGCTGCTCCACGCCGCCCGGCTGGCCAAGCAGGTCGAGCGCTGCCCCGTACTCCGGCCAACCGGCCGAGAGGCGAGCCGCGTTCACGTAGTCCGCGCTCGACCAGGCGGCGAGCAGCTTCGTGGTGAAGGACCCCGCCGGGTAGCCGCCCTGGTTCTCGCTCCACAGGACGTGGGAGGCCACCTGGCTGGAGATGGCAATGCGGGCGCTCACAGGGCACCTGCCTCACGCTGCGACGGGGTCGCCAACGCCATCAGGCCGTAGGAGCGCAGCCGGTCATACCGGGCGATGCCGTGGACGATCCCGTGAAGCGCCCACAGGAACCACCAGTCGAAGTCCTGGAGCTGCCACTCGCTTACGTCGTTGAACGTGAACGTCAGGTCCTCAACGCGACCCGTGTGCTCTTTCCCGGCCTGTGCGGTGTGCTCCGTCATCCTGCGGCGAGCGACCGTCGGCGACTCGTCATCCAGAGACCAGTCGCACTTGATGCAGCGGGCCCGGTAGCTCTCACCGAACCGGAAGTCGTCCAGAGCGCGCCGGGCCTCGTCCTCGTACTCGGTGGTGTAGCCGGACTCGACGTGCTCGATCCACGCCTCGCCGACACCCGGGTAGTCCCCCTCGACCGCCTCCAGCTCGCGGACGATCTCCTCGTCGAACAGCTTCACGCTGTACGTGCGGGCGGCGTCACGGTTGCTGGCCAGCTTCTCCGACCAGTACACCGGGTTGATGCCCACCGAGCCGTCACGATTCAGGCCCGTGCGGAAGAACTGGAACATGTCCGTCAGGCGGCGGAAGACGAAGCTGTCGCCGTCACCGGAGAACACCAGCTGGCCGGGCGTCGTGATGAGCTCGAACCAGTAGTAGGGGTGCCGCGGGTCCCGGAACACGAGGTGCCGGTACACGCCGTCGTCGTGGACGATCGTCATGGTGTGCTTCGTGGTGTCTGCGGCGAAGCGGGTTGCCGCAGCAGCCTCAGGGGATGATTGGATGGACATCGGTCCACCTCTCTGTTCGCGGAGGATTGCGGGTGGATCAGAGGCCGTTCCCGGACTTGGTCGTTACGGGGGCGGCCTCACTTGCTGCTGTTAGGCAGCTGGGCGGTTCGCCAACGGGCTGGCGTCGCACTGCTCAGCGATCTGCCGGATGTGCGACAGCCGGAACGTGATCTTCGCGGCGGCCCGGGAGTGCGGGATCTCGTAGGCCTGAGCCTTCTTCCGAAGGGTCGAAGGCTTGAAGGGCAGCAGCCCCAGCTCAAAGACCTGCTCCGGGGTGTAGTGGCGGAGCTCGGCCTCACTCAACTGGGTGGGGGGAGCCTTCTGCGCCTTGGCATTCACTTCTTCTCCTCGTGAGTTATGGCGTCGGTAGTGACGCGAAGTGCTGCGGCGACCTTCTGGACCGGCTCGTCGGCCGGCTCGTGGATGCGTCCTGTCTCTAGGCGGGAGAGGTAGCCCCGGTTCAAGCCGGTGTGCTGTTCGAGCATGCGGAGGCTCATTTTTTGAGCTTCACGAATGGCTCGTATTGCCTGTCCGTTCGGTCTCACGCTCAGAACTTAAGCCTTCGAGCCTGGATTCTGCAAGCCGTCTGCGGCACTTTTGGCTCAACTCTTGAGCTTGACACTGAGTGACAAGGGCGCACGAAGGGTGCATGACGGGCGTGGAGTGCAACCCGAAAGGCTCAAATTCGCTACTACTGCGCAGGTCAAAGCTCAAGATGCGGGCTATTGGGTTGCACGCGCATGAGGCATGATGTGGACCCATGAGCCACGACTGGAAGCGTCTGGGCGAGGCACTGCAGGCCGCCCGCGAGGCCAAAGGCCTAACGCAAGAGGAGCTCGCCGACCTCGGCGACATCGGCAGATCCACAGTGCAGTCCATCGAGCGAGGCAAGAGCTACGCCAAACCCCGCCCCGCTCACGCAGCCATCGCCCGGCTCGTCGGCTGGACAGACGACTCCCTCAAGGCTGTTCTCAGCGGAGGCGACCCCACCCCCGCAGAGCCGGCGCAGCCCTCCCCCCAGCCGGAGCAAGCGGAAAGCGAAGCGGCAGCCCCCATGCGTCTGGTCGCACCCCCCGGAGGCAGCAGCCCTCTCGTCGGAACCACCCGCATCCCGATCCCCGGCGGAGGCAGCGTCACCGTCACCGTGGAAGGGGCCCCGGATCAGTCCGCCAAGCAACGCCGAAAGAACCTCGAAGCCTGGCGGCGGATCCAGGACGTGTTGATGGAGATCGACATTGACGCCTCACCCGACGACCCCAGCACCGCCGCCGACGAGGCGTAGCACAAGACGGCACCAGTCACAGCAAACACACCACAAGTGACGTGATTGTGTGGTTGAGTGATCGAACGCTGACCGCGGGCCCACCAATCGGATCAGGCGGGGTGCCGATGTGTGTTCACGTGTTTTGCGCGGTTCAGCCAATGCCGGACAACACCCTCGTATGGGTAGACCGGCAGCCATCACACAGCATGATCTACGTCGACCGTGGCCTGTTCTCATCGCCCGGCACGCTCTCAGCGCTCGGCCTGCGCCTCGTCAACGACGCCCTTGCAGCACTCATCCCTGGCTGGTCCCTGGGCTCGGCCCCGAAGTGCGACCGCACCCCGCTGTACGCCGTCGCCGGCTGA